ACCAATAGGAGCACACTGCTTTTTCAAAAACAAGACCATATTTGCCAGGATAATCTACATTTGTTGAAAGTGGTTCTAAATCAAAATTGCAGTTATTAAGTCCAAGCGTAGCAGTAGTGTAAGAATCGGAATACATTTTGTTCCATTCTTCGTGTCTTGCGAGAAGGAAATATGCTTCAGGTCTCTTTGGAAGAAGGTTAATTGCATGTTGATACAATCCTTTAACTGTATAACTTCTGTTACCTTGATCATGAAAACAAGAAGCCATATGAAGCAGACATTCATAAGCAAGCAAGGAATCATTCGTTCTATCTGCTGCTCTTAAGTAATATGAAATTGCAGAAGCAGTTTGTTTCTGTGCATGATACCACCTTGCTAACTCAAAATTTCTAATTGGATTTTCAGTATCAAGTGCATATGCAACGATGGGGTCAGTAGGAATATTCATAATTATTTTAATATCTGCTTGATTTTCTTTCCACCAGTTTGAAATGTATTTTGATGCAAAATGATGATTTGGTTTCTGTCCGTTTTCTAGTTCAGTGTCGTTGAGATTCGTAGAATTGATATTTGTATTCTCTACAAACAGTGGACAGGTATAAACTTTTCCAAAGTTGGTGAAGAATAAACTCTCACCAATTGGCATAATTTCGGAGTTCTTAACTTCTAAATGATAAGTTTCTCCTATACAACAGTGGTCTATGATTTGCTTTACATAATCTCTTTTTAAAATATATGCAGTAATCGCCCAATCATCCCAATATCGTTCTCTTAAACATACATTCTCAAACTCGCCACGAATTGCAAGAAGTTGAACCGCATCCCAATCTTTTGGAAGATTGCGAACAAACTCTTCCCAAGTAAAGTTCCAATAATCTACAGTTTCTAATGATAAGTCATCTTCACAGAAGAATCCATAATCTTCAGTAGTATTATAGTACCAGTCCTTAAACATTTTAAGATGCGAAACATTGCATCCTTTCACTGGATCGGTGAGACTATTCACATACTTTCCCGTGATAATATCATCAGACTCTGAAAACCTTTTGGATTTGATTGGAATTGGGGTGATACCATATATCTCAAACTGTTCTGTAAGTAATTTCTGTCTAAAAAAATCATCTTCCAGAGTTACATAACGAACTGATAATAATCCTTTTAGTTTCATACAAATTCCTCCATTAAATGACCAGGAACTCTTAAAATATATGCAGCATTATCTTGAAATCCAAAAGTAAGTAGATAATCGTTTTGATATTTTGCCATTCCACAACAAAATTCAATTTGTCCCTCCAAGAATGAAAATGCAGGCGAAAACTTTTGAATATTCCAATTCTTATCCCAGTATGTAAACTTATGCCGATAAGTTGCATTCTTTCTTCCTGCTTCAGACTTGAACAAGTCAGTCTCGTGATTGATTGTTAAGTAACCATCTTTGTATGGTAAAACTTGAGAACCACCGCGAAGATCTTTTGGCGCTTCAATCCAATCTTTAAGAACTACAGTCTCTGTGCGATTTTCTTCTGGAATGAATTTAACAACTTGTGTTCCATTAGTCCATTTTACAAAATGAAATGGCATATTCAAAATCGGCATCCAGTTCTTGTTGCAATATTCTTGATCTGGTGGTGGTCCAGGAATACGAAATCTTGAAACTTCTTTGACTGAATTTTCTCCAAACTCAAGTTCAGAAAGTTCCATTCTTCCTGTACCAATCGTATCCAAATCTCTTCTTACTCCAGTAAGATAGAATTTATCGTTCCACTTAATTAACCTTGCATCCTCCAGTCCTACAAATTCCCATAATGGTTTCTGATCAAAAGCAGAAGTATCTACTTTTGACCAATATGAAATGTCTAAATTTTCATTCAACTCACATATAAAATTTGTGGTTGTGAGCGTAATATCATTCTCTGGATTGAGATAAACTAATGGACCGTATTGATGTTCGTATTTGTTTAACTCTGAATGATACAGTGTATATTGAATATGTCGAACATTGACTAATATCTTTCCGTTGTCTATGAAAACCGATGGATTGCAAAGACCTGTACCATTCGTGTGTTCTGCAGGAATAAGTAAAGGTTTGATTGTACCACCATTTTCAAGAGTAAATTTTACAAAATTCATAAAACCATAATGAATTCTTGAGAGTATTTATTATTTGTTTCAAAGTCAGATTGAAGTAGGCAGCAAACTCATATCAGGTCTTCACTGATCTGTCTAGCACTAGGTAATATTGGCCACTGGATATCAAAAGGATTCAACTGAGTATCTGGTAGGTCTCTAAGTTCTTGACGATATAATGCCCATTGTTCTTTATTTTCAAGTCCCAAATCATAATCACTGATTTGAGTCCAATCACTGTCTTTAAGTAATTGATTTCTTTGTTCTCTTACCTTGCTCCACTGATCTTCAAGTTCTTGAGTATTATAAGGTCTTACAATAAATTCTGTTCCAGTCCATTCAACAGTTTCTGTTTTTGAATCATATGTTGGATATTCATAAGGACCAGTATATCCTGCAGCAGAAATCTCATCAGCAGTAAATGTTGATGGATCAGTTCTTGTGAATCCATCTGAGAATTTAAGTCTAAATGGAATTGGTTCTGGTTTTGAACCTTTGAATGAGTAAAGAGTCATAAGAATTGTAATGAATATTGATTTATGAAAGGTGTAATATCATTTACAATAAACATTCTGTCTTGATTATTGGATAACGCAATTCCGAATGCACTAGAAGGTTGTGTTGGATTTCCAAAAATTACAATATAATTTGAAGATAGAGATGCTGTAGATAAATCAAAAGGAGTTGAAAGTTTAACTTGAAAAACTCTTCTATTCGATCCAATTTGATTAACATAGATTGTTTTCCCATCTGGATTAATGTAAATTCCAGATATTGATAATCCTAATACTCCAGTATAAGATTGAACGGTATTGTAGATATTAATATCTCCAGGATTTAAAGTATTTGGAGATGAAAGTGTAATTCTTCTTATAGTGCTACTAGAATTTCCACAAAAAAATAAATAATTGCCGTCTGGAGAAACACTCAATCCTCTTGGAGTAAGTTCTAATTGATTGGATGGTGCTGCAAAATTACCACCTAACATTAATGCACCAGTTGCGGTGCTAATATCCCAAGGAGTACTTAATGAAAATTCTTTAATAGTGTCTGTTGTAATATCAGTAGCATACATTTCTGTTCCATCATCTTTAAAAAATATTCCAGTGGGATTTAGTGCAGGATACGAAAATGTTTTGATTCCAACAGAACTCATTGACGAAATATCCCAAGGAGTATTTAAATCAATTTGTTTGATAGTATCAATATTTTGTCCAACAACATATATTGTTGAACCATCAGGTTTAAATGTAATCGCAATGGGAGTGCTCTCTGCAGTTCCTGGATAAGTTGCAACTCTTGTAAATTTTGCGGTGCTAATATCCCAAGCAGTGCTTAATGTATATTGATTCAAATCTGATCCAGTGCCACCAGTAACATACATAGAAGTTCCATCTGTACTGAATCCGACAGAATATGGTGTTGCCTCCTCAATTCCAACATACTTATATGCAGTGCAAGTATCAACATTCCAAGCAGAACTCAAACCAACTCTCCAAATACGATCATTAGTACCGCCCATAAAAAATAGTTTAGTTCCATCGGTGCTTAATCCAACACCATACGGAGTTGCATCAAAAAGTCCTACAAATAAATTTGTTGAAAGTCCAACAAAAGATGAGGAAGAAACATCATATGGGTTGATTAGATTAAATTGCCTTACACTATCAAGTGTGGATCCACAAACATAAAGTTTATATCCATTATCACCAAAAAATATTCCACCCACTGATGCTTCTCCTGTAGAAGAAACTGCAGTTGATGTTGTAAATCCTACAGTAGCAAGTCCTACATTTGAAATATCCCAAGCAGTTCCAAGAGAATATTCTATAATATTATCATTTGTTTGGCCAGCAACAAACATTTTTGTTCCAGTATCATTAAATGCTAATCCAATTGGAGTTGTTTCTCTTGTGGTTACACTAAAAGATGTCGTAAATGCAATCCTAGATGTTATTGCCCATCCAACAGAAAGACTATATTCACGAACAAGATCATTTGTTCCTCCCATCACAAACATCTTTGTTCCATCATCTTGTTTAAAATAAACTGCATATGGTGTTGCATCAGATACTGCAGTTTGAGTAGAAGACGGAATAGTAGATACTCCAACAAATGATGCGGTAGTCAAATCCCAAGGAGTACTTAAGTTATATTGATTAATATCATCTCCAGTAGTTCCTACAACATAAAGACTTCTACCATCTGGTTTAAAATGAAGTCCTATCGGTACTGTATCTTGAGCTGTTACACTTAATGTTTGAACTCTTGGATTTGCGGTTGAAACATTCCAAGGAGAACTCAAATCATATGCAAGAACTGCATCATTTGTCTCTCCTAAAATAAACATTACAGTTCCATCTGTATTAAATCCAACAGATCTTGGAGTTGCTTCGCCAAAAGTTCCTGCTCCAAAGTTTGCAGCCACAGATTTAGAAGTTACAAGAGATGCTGTACTAATATCCCAATTTGAGATACTGTATTGATAAACTGTATCTTTTTCATTTCCCATTACATATGCATATTGCGTATTTAATCCAACTGCAGGATTTGATGTAATGTAGATATTTTGTGGAGCGATATCTTGCGTTCCGACATAAGCACTTTTGACATCTAATATAAAAGTACTTAAATCATATGGTGTGGACATTGTTCCTGACCACACTGCATCACTATTAAAACCAGTAAAAAACAATTTAGTTCCATCATCTGATATTGTTACTTCTGTTGGGTTTATATCATAATCACCGACAACTGTACTGATGCCAGAATATGTTATTGTTGATAAATTAAATGGTGCTGATAAATTATATTGTTGTATTGATGCAGTTGTCCTTGATGATGTGTTTGCAGTTGTATATAATTTTGTTCCATCTTTACTAAAACATAATCCACTAGGAGTAGATGTATTGGAAAGAGCATTGCCTACACCATCAAAAGTGTATGACTGAATATTTTCAATAGCATCTTTATATGAGATGTTATCTTCTGGACTATAAACTCCACTTCTTCTTTTAGAGTTTGTTGATATTCCTATAAGACCCAATCTTGCCATCAGGAAATCTCCTCATAAGAAATAATAACATCAATATCATTTGCAGCACTTGCTTGTGCTCTAATACCTACACTCTCTTCCAAGTAAAAATATGTTTCTTTTGTTGATATAACTTGTGTTGCATCAGCAGGAACATTGATTGTTCTTGCTAGATAATAATCTGTTCCATTTCTTATAATACTTACAGAAATATCAGCAGCATTTACTCCATCTACATTTGCTGCAAAGATGCTGTTAATTTTAAAGACCTTATTGCTTCCTGAGGTATTTGTAAGAATGCCAGTCACCGCAGTTGTACCCAACCCTACAACCGTAGTGATTCCTGTAATCGTTGTTGGATTTTTAATGTTTGGTGCGGCCATTTTAGAATATCATTCCCATCATTACTGGACTTATATCTGGAGTGGAACTTCCACCACCACTTTCTATATTTATCGTACCAATACCTGAAGAAAATGTAACTGTAGAAATACCAGAACCTCTGAAGTCTAAGAGTGTTACTCCAGTTCCTACTGTCCCTCCTGCTGTTGCGATTCCAAGTGCGGAACCTTCACCAGAAGCACCCTGAATGCCTTGACTACCTAAACCTTGAACGCCTTGAAGACCTTGAGCTCCAACAGATCCTTGAGATCCAACAGATCCTTGAGATCCAACAGATCCTTGAGCACCTTGAGATCCTGTGATACCTTGAGCACCTATAGAACCTTGAATACCTTGAATACCTTGTGTACCCTGAGTACCTTGAGTACCCTCCGTACCTTGAATACCTTGAATACCTTGAATACCTTGTGTACCCTGAATGCCTTGAGTTCCTTGAGTACCCTCCGTACCTTGAATACCTTGAATACCTTGAATACCTTGAATACCTTGTGTACCCTGAATGCCTTGAACTCCTTGAGAACCTTGAGTTCCTGATGTGCCTTGAGAACCGAAAGCACCTTGAATTCCTTGAGTTCCTTGATCACCAATAGATCCTTGAGCACCAGTTGTTCCTTGAATTCCTTGAGTACCTTGAATACCTGCTGCAAAAGGAGTTGTCCAAGAAACCCCAGCACCAGTAGAAATAAGAACTGATCCAGCAGCGCCTACATTCGTATAGAAATCTCTTAATGGGCCATCAACTTCTATCAATCCAATAAATGTAGTAGCACCAGAAACTCTTACATCACCTAAAACATCAAGTGTTGCTCTTGGAATCGCAGATCCAATACCAAGTCTAGTTCCAGTATTAATTAAAACAGTGCCAATACCAGCAGAAGGACCTGGACCAATGTTGATTTGAGTAAAGGATCCAGAAGCACCACCTGTACCAAAGTTGATTATCTTGGTGTTTCCAGATGCAGTAACACCTGCTTGAATATCAGTTTGTTGAGTTACAGTAGAACGACCAAAAGTAATTGTACCAGTACCACCAGTTCCACCAAATGTTAACGTTCCCGATGCTTGGTTGCTACCAAACACATGAGACCCTGTGGCTGAACCAATTAATGAAAGAAGACCAGTAGCAGATAATGTTCCACTAGCACTTATACCTGAAAATGAATTAGTAGCACCAGTAAAAGTTTGAGATAAACCAAGAGTTGCAAGAGTATCAGTAGGACCAATTAATGGCAGTGTAAGAGTTCTGTTATTATTAATAGCAGAGGCAACAATAGAATACTCAAAAGTGTTTGCTGGGTTTCTGATTTTTAAGTTACTTGATCGGAACGTGGAAACACCAGTAGCACTTAATTGGGTAGTGAATAAAGTTTCTCCAGTGACTGTGGTAATACCAGCAAAAGTAGAAACACCAGAAACATTAAGTTGAGGAGTGCTTACTGTTCTATCGGTTACTTGCATTCCACCAGCAGCAAGTCTTACTTCATTAGGTACTTGAGTACTTCCAATACCAATTGCATAGTTACTTAACCAAGCATCAGTTCCAAGTCCAGAGAATGCTCCAGACTTGAACCACATAATTTTCTTATATGTTGCAGGTGCGGTTTCAATACCAGCAATAAAGAGATTAACTAATGGTGATCCTTCAGTTGATGCAACTGCAATACCACCATGATTTGCTGTAGTGTCTGTTGAAAGATCTACTCCTCCTGGGCCAGTTGTTACACCAAGAATAATATCAGCATCAAGAACTCTTAAATCTTGTGCGGTGATAACCGTTGTGGTTCCACCAATACTTAAATTATTAGTGATATTGAGGTCATAAACACTTAACTGGGTTCCATCAAAAGTTAAGTTAGCAGAACCAGTTGGATTATTTGAACCATCCTTATAAACAACTTGGTTTGCCGAACCTGCTACAGGTCCGGTTGTTCCCTGAATGCCTTGAGTACCCTCCGTACCTTGAATACCTTGAATACCTTGTGTACCCTGAATGCCTTGAGTACCCTCCGTACCTTGAATACCTTGAATACCTGGAATACCTTGTGTACCCTGAATGCCTTGAGTTCCTTGAGTACCTTGAGTACCCTCCGTACCTTGAATACCTTGAATACCTTGTGTACCCTGAATGCCTTGAGTTCCTTGAGTACCTTGAGTGCCTTGTGTGCCTTGAGAACCTACATCACCTTGAATACCAGTGGTGCCTTGTATCCCTTGAGCACCCTGTAAACCCTGCAGTCCTTGTGTGCCTTGTGTACCTTGAATGCCATCAAGACCTTGAATTCCTTGAGTTCCTTGAGTTCCTTGAGCACCAGTATTACCTTGAATACCAATATCGCCTTGGATACCAGAAAGACCTTGAGAACCAACAGATCCTTGATTTCCTACATTACCTTGAATGCCTATTGAACCTTGAGATCCTACAGATCCTTGAGTGCCAGTATTTCCTTGAACACCAGAAAGACCTTGAGAACCAACAGATCCTTGAGTTCCTACATTACCTTGAATACCTATTGATCCTTGAGATCCAAGTTGACCTTGAATTCCTGATGTTCCTTGAGAACCTACATTACCTTGGATACCAGAAAGACCCTGAATTCCGGCATCTCCTTGGATGCCCATCAAACCTTGGGTTCCTTGAAGACCAATAATACCTTGAGCACCTTGAGTTCCCGGAGTACCTTGAATTCCTTGTGCTCCAGTATCTCCTTTATCACCAGTTCTTGCAAATGTAATAATAACATCTAAACCATCAGTAAATGATGTAGAGACACCAGAAACATACGCAATAGGAACTTCAAAGAATGTTGTATCGTGAGTGTGCAGACCCACGATCGCAAACATTGTACTATTTGCAGTATTTGTTTTCTCTGAAATAGAGAAGTGACCCTTGATTACTGACGTACTATCATCAATTGTTTGTAGATAGTTGAAAATAGAAACGTTATTATCATCAAAAGAATTGATGTAAAGATAAGTTGCTGTGCTAAGTCCAGTTTGATTAAATCTGGCAACACCAGTTGCAATTCCAACAGTGGTAATACCAGAACTAAAAGTATAATCAAACGCAGCACCACCAAAAGATCCTGTGGTTCCTTGAGTACCTTGAATACCAGATAAACCTTGAATACCGATTATACCTTGAGTTCCTTGTAATCCTTGAGTTCCTTGAGATCCTTGAGATCCTTGAGATCCTACATAACCCTGAATACCAATAGAACCTTGAGTCCCTTGGGTTCCTTGATTGGAAAGACCTTGAACACCTTGAACACCTTGAAGACCTTGTGTTCCTTGAACACCGTGAACACCTTGAAGACCTTGAAGACCTTGTGTTCCTTGAGTTCCTTGTGATCCCTGAGAACCTAAAGAACCCTGAATTCCTATTCCACCTTGAATACCTTGAGGTCCTAGTAATCCTTGAATTCCAACGAAGCCCTGAACACCAATTGTTCCCTGTAAACCTTGAAGACCTTGAATTCCTTGAGATCCTCTTGATCCTTGAATACCCTGTCCAGCAAAAGCACCATTTAAACCTTGAGTTCCTTGAGTTCCTTGAGCACCATCCAGACCAATGTATCCAGTAACTCCCTGAGTTCCCTGAACACCTTGAAGACTATCTGCTTCTCTTGCAACTTTAAGAGAAGGATTATATCCTACTGTGACGTTATAACTTGTGCTTCCTATTGAAACTGAAGGCATTAGATTGACTCACTAGGGTTTACAAGCACCATTCCATCAACAACTTTAGTTTTCTTACCGGTTGATGATGTAATTATTACATCATAATAGTATCTTCCTGCCTTTAAGTCATCGGTGACTGTATTTGCGAGAGATACCACAACTTGTCCTGCAGCAGATACGATTCCTACTCCAAATGGAGTAGAAGTTGCAGACTCTGGAAATTTACGAATCTTTGCAACTCCGGTATGTCCTGTTAGATCCAAAGGACTACCATCAGGATTATTCACAGTAAAAACTTCCTGATAATCTGTCCCTTGTTCTATAACAATATTAACTGCAGCGACAGCCATAACTTGAAAATTTTTAAGTATTTATGATAATACAAATACTTCTTTCTCTATTGGCATAGTTCTTCGATGATTTTTTTATTACTAATTTGTTGAGTAAATCCTAGTTGTTTCAACTTAGAAACATCCATCCAGAAATCTTTTGTTTGAACAATTTTATGAAATTCTGGTGTTTCTTTACTTTTAATATTTGAACTAGATTTTAAACATCTTTTCGCTATTGTAATTATATCCAAAATTGTAGTTGGAGTTCCACTACCAATATTATAGATTTCATTAAGGTTACCTTCTCTACAAACTAAATCAATTGCACGACAAACATCATCAACATGCATAACATCTCTAATTGGAGTTCCTTCATCATAAAGGTAAACATCTTCATTATTTTTTAGAAGATTAATCATATAAGTTATAGCATTCTTCTTAGCAGAAATTTTTTTATCACCACTGCCTAATACATTACATAACCGAAGAATTCTATAATTTACTCCGTAAGTTTTACAAAAAGAAATTAGTAAATCCTCTGCTGTTTTTTTAGTAATAGAATAAAATCCTATAGGATTGCAATGGTAATCCTCTTTTGCAGGAAGATTTGTTTCGCCATAAACAAACCAAGAACTGATGAAGTTGAAAGTAAAATTGCCTTCTCTACAATAGTCTAATACTTCACATAAAACTTTTAGATTTGTTTCAACATCAAGAGTTATATTTGTGTGAATGTTGTAATTGTCAGCAGTAGAAATAAAATATAAAATTTCTTGAGTCCTTGGTTTTCTTTCTTCTCTATCCTGTTTTGTTACTTTATCAGAAAAAAGACGATAGAAGTTTCCACCAACAAATCCTGTTCCACCATAAAGAGAATAAACCATATCATCAATGTTTTTGATATTATAAAACCTCCAGAGAACTCTGGAGGTTTGAGTGGTCAGTTTTAAAACTGGATCAAAGTGCTCTTATAGCAGTCAGTGCTTCTTGCATTTTGACTTGTGCTGCTGCTTCTTTTTGTGCTGCTAAAGCATCATCGCCTTCTTGTCTTGCCTGTTGTGCTTCACCTGAAAGTACCTGTGATGCAAAGTAAGGAGTTGCAACAGTATTATATTCTGCTTCAGTCAGAACTTGAACAGCATTTTTTCCACAGTCACTGACTACTGTTGATACTGAAGTGGTATCAGGAACTTCTGCAAGACAGACATCAACACCTTCATCATCGGATAACCAAATTTTAACACCTAATCCGGCATATTCCTTCCAAGGATGTCTTTTATATGCTGGTTCTGGTTTTTCACAACAAAAAACGTTGTTTCCATCATCAACATAATAGTGCTTAATGTATTGCATTGTCGTTAGAAGATAATCTTTAGTTATTTATTTCAATTCCATACTTTTGAGATAATTGTTTGTTTTGCTCTTGCATTGATTGAAATCCTTTCACTTGAGCCCAACAAACAATACTATATCTGGTTCCTTTCGTGACTGGTTCTACACCATGACGATAATGATGATTGGAAGGAAAACAAACCATCATTCCTGGTTCTGGACGAATTCTAACTTTAAGTTCTGGAAAAACAAAGTCTCCACCATCAAAATCATCATTCAAAAACATTACAATCGATAAGTCACGATCAATAGACTTTTTCCAAATCAATTCTCCCTCAGGTGTTCTCCATAAACTTTCTCCATCAATGTGAGGTTTATAGTGCCCACCAATTCCATAAGAAAGCATCTGTGGCATTTCACTTTCAGAAATTTCAATACCATAAAAAGGATTGATAACTTCTTTGACTGTATTCTGAAATAAATCTATTATTTTATCTTTAATTGGTTCATACTCAATAAATTGAGTATCTCTCATTTTTTTATCAACAATCCATTCAATTCCACCAGTTTTGTTGGATTTATCTGGATCAAAAACAGAAAGATCTGTTGCTTCTGATGAACGAACGTGACTTAGAATTTCTTGAATTCCATTTTCATTAATCACGTTAGGTCGAATTAAAATATAAGAAAGTGGGTTATCAATCATTATCAATAATACCTATGATTTGGATTTTTCCAGTATTCTAAATTGCTGTACTTATTTAGAGTGAGGTCGGAAAGAATACTTTTTGGATCTTTTGATACTTTTTTAAGTTCTTTACGAACGTGATGCATATCCTTGAGATACCATTGATCATCTACTTCTCTATGTGTATTTTCAATATGATCAAAAGAATGCTCATATGGTTTGAGATCTAGAAATTCATAAATTCGATTTAATGTCTCATTTGGAGATTGAATTAAATCATCATACTCAACCATTAGTAGATGTTTTTCGTGATCACCGCGAATAAATGCTTGAGACTGTGCCCAGAGTGCTTGCTCTACAATTCCATCTTTACTCATCAAATAGTCACATCGGGTATCATCATTAATCGGAAGTCCTTTTTCAATTAGATGTTGATCAATAAATGAAACCTGATCAGAATTCCGACGAATCATTGAAATAAAAGATGTTAAGACTTCTGTGACATTTCTGACTGGACAGATGATCTTTGGATCTGGTGTAATGTAAGTCTTAATTCTTTCAATATTATTACTCCAGGCACGACAGTGATCAATGATGAATGGTTTTTCTGTGTCGAAATAATAGTCTTCAATGATTGATGAGATAACTTTATGTGCTGATTTTGGTTTTGGGTAACCAAGATATTGTTCACTGTCTATAAAGAAATGATCATTCCAGTACATCAATTCCATTACAGGACTAACTGGTTCTGTATGAAGTTCTGGATTTTGATTCAGAATGCTTTTTAATAAAGTACTACCAGATCTTGGAAGACCTGCCATAAAGAAGTAAGTTTTATTCATATCACCAATCAGTAGGATTAAAAAAGAATAATTGAACTAAACGACCGTTTTCAAGAGTATGTCCAAAGTTATAATTGTGAGAATGCCATAGATTAGCATTGAAAATTACCAGACGATTATACTTCATTGGAGACAAAAGGTAACGTGTCCATTGGGAGCGATCTAATCCTTCTCCATAAACAGTTGTCCACCATGCTTCTTTTGCAGAAGAATATCCCCATACATTTGCTTCAGTATCTAATGTTGGGCAGGTATCCATCTTTGTTTTATTGTGCATCCAAAATGAAGTTCCACCTTCATCTATGGTTTGTTCTGGTGTGTTGAGATAACAGACAGCACCATATTCCCAAACAGGATCAACGTGAACATCCTGACGATAAGAATCTTTTTCGTAAGAGATTCTAAAGTATCCGTTTGGATTTGCTGGTGTTAGAGACTTGTTTAGAATTTTCTCAAATCTCTGGTGAAGTTCTTGAGGATAGTAACTTTCGTGAGAATTTCTTCCTGGATAAGTATATCCTTCTTGTGGTTCTGGATATGTGCAAGAGAGTGCAAACTGACGAACTTCATCTGGATTGTGATGAAAATCATCAATTACAATAATATTGCGATTCATAAGAAAGTTTTTATTCTATATTATATCATACATTTGTTGCTTGTGCTTGAGTTCCTCTTACTGCGTTTCCTGTAGAACTTGATGCAGCAAGAGCACTACGAGCAACACTTAAGTTTGCACCAGGAACTGCTGCTGTGGTATCTGATGAATAAGTGACCTTATCCATTGTTGATCTTGCACCGGGAGTTCCACCACCAAAGTATCCTGCTGTTGAATTGCCGGTTGCAGCAAGACCATAACGAGCAAGACTTAAGTTTCCGCCAGGAATTCTTTCTGTTGTATCAGTTGAATAAGTGACCTTATCCATTGTTGAATATTGTGGAGAGCCAGTAGTACCACCACCAAAGTATCCTGCTGTTGAATTGCCGGTTGCAGCAAGATCAAAACGAGCAACACTTAAGTTTGCACCAGGAACTGTTGATCTTGTATCAGTTGAATAAGTAACCTTATCCATTGTTAAAAAATAATTAGGAATACCTGTAGTGCCGGCACCAAAGTATCCTGCTGTTGAATTTCCTGTTGCTGCAAGATAAGCACGAGCAGCACTTAATGCTGCTCCAGGAACTGCTGCTGTTGTATCAGTGGAATAAGTGACCTTATCCATTGTTGAATGATCAGGAGCGCCAACATTACCACCACCAAAATATCCTGATGTTGAGTTTCCTGTTGCCGCCAAAGCTTGACGAGCAACAGTTAAGTTTGCTCCGGGAACTGCTGCAGTGGTATCTGATGAATAAGTGGTCTTATCCATTGTTGAATAATATGGATTCAGACCACCACCAAAATATCCTGCTGTTGAGTTTCCTGTTGCAGCAAGTTGCCGACGTGCAACACTTAATGCTGCTCCGGGAACTGCTGCTGTGGTATCTGATGAATAAGTAACCTTCTCCATTGTTGAGGACTCGTTGAGTGAACTTACAAAACCACCACCAAAGTATCCACTATTGCCTTGAATTGCTTGTGGTGAGAGTGTGAATTCTTGTTGTGGCAATGCATTTGCTGTAGAACTTGATGCAGCAAGATTACGACGAGCAACACTTAATGCAGCACCAGGAACTACTGATGTGGTATCTGATGAATAAGTAACCTTATCCATTGTTGAAAATGTAACACCAGGAGATATTCCACCACCAAAATATCCTGATGTTGAATTACCTGTTGCACTATGACCTCGACGAGCAACACTTAAGTTTGCTTCAGGAACTGTTGATCTTGTATCAGTGGAATAAGTGACCTTATCCATTGTTGAATGAAATGAAGGACTAGAAGATATTCCACCACCAAAGTATCCTGATGTTGAGTTTCCTGTTGCCGCCAAAGCTTGACGAACAACACTTAAGTTTGCTCCAGGAACTGCTGCTGTGGTATCTGATGAATAAGTAAGCTTATCCGCTGTTGAACTAATACCACCAGGAGTGAAACCTCCACTAAAGTATCCTGATGTTGAGTTTCCTGTTGCAGCAAGAGCACTTCGAGCAGCACTTAATGCTGCTCCAGGAACGGCAACTGTTGTATCAGTTGAATAAGATACCTTATCCATTGTTGAATAATATAACGGACCAGGAACAACACCACCACCAAAGTATCCAGATGTTGAGTTTCCTGTTGCTGCTACATCACGAGCAACACTTAATGCTGCACCAGGAACTGCTACTGTGGTATCAGTAGAATAAGATACCTTATCCATTGTTGAATAATATAACGGACCAGGAACAACACCACCACCAAAGTATCCATTACTTGAACTGCCAGTTGCACCAAGATAACGACGAGAAGCACTTAATGCGGCACCAGGAACTGCTACCGTGGTATCTGATGAATAAGTAACCTTATCCATTGTTGAAAATGAAATAGTGCCACCAGCATCAGTACCACCACCAAAATATCCAGAATTAAATGAAGATCCTTTAGATACAAAATTTCTACTACTTCTTAAGTCTGCTGCTGGTAATGCGTTGGCTCTTGCACTTGATGCAGCAGACGATGTACGAGCAGAAGTTAATGCTGCTCCAGGAACTGCTGCTGTGGTATCTGATGAATAAGTAACCTTATCCATTATTGATACTGGATTAGTGCCGCCACCAAAGTATCCTGCGGTAGAGTTTCCTGTTGCGGCAAGATCTCTACGAGCATTACTTAAGTTTGCTCCTGGAACTGTTGCTGTTGTATCTGATGAATAAGTAGTTTTTTCAACTAAACTTACAATAGCAAAACTAGAAGAAAAACCACCACCAAAATAACCATTAGTTGAATTGCCGGTTGCGGCAAGTTGGCGACGAGCATTACTTAATGCTGCACCAGGAACTGTTGATCTTGTATCAGTGGAATAAGTGACCTTATCCATTGTTGAAAGAATTAGTAATCCAGGAATCCCGCCGCCACCAAAGTATCCTGCTATTGAATTACCGGTTGCAGCAAGACTATAACGAGCAGCACTTAATGCTGCACCAGGAACTACTGCTGTTGTATCAGTTGAATAAGTAACCTTATCCATTGTTGAGAATTCTGGATTATTACCTCCACCAAAGTATCCTGCAGTTGAATTACCGGTTGCAGCAAGATTAAAACGCTGAGCACTTAAATTTCCAGTAGGAACTGCTGCTGTTGTATCTGTTGAATAAGTGACCTTATCCATTGTTGAATAATTACCAAAACCACCACCAAAGTATCCTGCTATTGAATTACCGGTTGCAGCAAGACCATAACGAGGAACACGTAATGCTGCCCCAGGAACTGCTGCTGTGGTATCTGATGAATAAGTGACCTTATCCATTGTTGAGAATGGACCAGGAAAACCACCGCCAAAGTAACCAGTAAAAGGTGTTGGATCATTCGTCCATACTTCTTCAGGAGAAACCCAGTTATCATCTAACCGTCTTAAAATTACTTTAGATAGAACAAAGGCTCCCCTGGTCTCAACCATAACTTATGTCTAACTCTTTATAAGGCATAAATTTATTTATCTTACACTGCATCATCATACATTTGTTGCTTGTCCTTGAGTTCCTCTCACTGCATTTGCAACAGAACTTGATGCTGCAAGACCTTCACGAGCAACACTTAATGCTGCTCCAGGAATTGTTGTTCTTGTATCAGTATAATAAGAAATTTTTTCCATTGTTGATTTTATAATACCATCCCATCCTCCACCAAAGTATCCTGCTGTTGAATTTCCTGTCGCACCAAGAAGGTTACGACCAGTGCTTAAGTTTGCACTAGGTACTGCCTCTGTTGTATCCGTTGAATAGGTGACCTTATCCATTGTTGTGAAAGTAAAACCACCTCCAAAGTATCCAAATGAAGAATTACCTGTTGCAGCAAGATTACTACGGGCAAGACTTAAATTGCCACCAGGGATTCTTGCAGTGGTATCAGTTGAATAAGTGACCTTGTTCATTGTAGATCTTGGACCAGGACCACCACCAAAGTATCCAAATGAAAAATTACCTGTTGCAGCAAGATTATAACTTGCCGCACTTAATGCTGCACCAGGAACTGCTACTGTGGTATCTGATGAATAAGTGACCTTATCCATTGTTGATACTGGGCCAGGAGCTCCACCACCAAAGTATCCTGCTATTGAATTGCCTGTTGCAGCAAGACGATTACGAGCAGCACTTAATGAAGCACCAGGAACTGCTACTGTGGTATCAGTTGAATAAGTGACCTTATCCATTGTTGAATACAATGATGGACCCGGAGAAATTCCACCACCAAAGTATCCTGCGATTGAAGATCCTGTTGCTGCAATATAAGTACGAATAACAGTTATTCCAGTTCCAGGAACTGCAGCAGTAGTATCTGATGAATAGGATAACTTATCTATTGTTGAATAATATGAACTGGCAAAAGCAGCAGCACCACCACCAAAGTATCCACTATTGCCTTGAATTGCTTGAGGTGAGAGTGTGATGTCCTGTTGGGGTATTGCGTTTGCTGTAGAACTTGATGCTGCAAGATAAGCACGAGCAGCACTTAATGCTGCACCTGGAACTGCTGCTGTTGTATCAGTGGAATAAGTGACCTTATCCATTGTTGAATATGAAGGAGCACCACCACCAAAGTATCCAGCACTCGAATTACCTGTTGCAGCAAGACCATTACGAGCAACACTTAAGTTTGCACCAGGAACTGTTGATCTTGTATCAGTTGAATAAGTAACCTTATCTATTGTTGATGATGTAGGAGAACCACCACCAAAGTATCCAGATGTTGAGTTTCCTGTTGCTGCTAATTGTTGACGAGCAACACTTAATGCTGCTCCGGGAACTGCTGCTGTGGTATCAGTGGAATAAGTGACCTTATCCATTGTTGATCTTGGACCAGGAATACCTCCACCAAAGTATCCTGCAGTTAAAGATCCTGTTGCAGCAAGAGCACTTCGAGCAACACTTAATGCTGCTCCGGGAACTGCTGCTGTGGTATCAGTGAAATAAGTAACCTTATCCATTGTTGAATAGGCGGTACTAACAAAACCACCACCAAAGTATCCTGCACTTGAATTACCTGTTGCAGCAAGACTATCACGAGCAACACTTAATGCTGCTCCGGGAACTGCTACTGTGGTATCTGATGAATAAGTAACCTTATCCATTGTTGAACGTAAAGGACTACTACCACCACCAAAGTATCCAGATGTTGAGTTTCCTGTTGCTGCTAGACGACTACGAGCAACACTTAATGCTGCTCCGGGAACTGCTGCTGTGGTGTCAGTTGAATAAGTAACCTTATCCATTGTTGATAATGGACCACTACCACCACCAAAATACCCAGAATTAAATGAAGATCCTTTAGATACAAAATTTCTACTACTTCTTAAGTCTGCTGCTGGTAATGCGTTGGCTCTTGCACTTGATGCCGCAAGAGAACTTCGAGCAACACTTAATGCTGCTCCTGGAACTGCTGCTGTGGTATCTGATGAATAAGTAACCTTATCCATTGTCGAGAGTGGACCACCAAAAACAGCACCACCACCAAAATATCCTGCTATTGAATTGCCGGTTGCAGCAAGACCATAACGAACAGCACTTAATGATGCACCAGGAACTAGTGCAGTGGTATCTAATGAATAAGTAATTTTATCAACATTTGATAAAGATGGAGAAGGACCACCACCAACAAAATATCCTGCTATTGAGTTTCCTGTTGCACCTGCCTGGAAACGCTCAACACTTAAATTTCCAGTAGGAATTCTTGCTGTTGTATCCGTTGAATAAGTGACCTTATCCATTGTTGAATAATATATCGGACCACCAGTAGCAAAACCACCACCAAAATAACCTGCTATTGAGTTTCCTGTTGCCGCAATACGACTACGACCATCACTTAATGCTGCACCAGGAACTGCTGCTGTGGTGTCAGTAGAATAAGTGACCTTATCCATTGTTGATCTTGCACCTGGACCACCACCACCAAAGTATCCTGCTATTGAATTACCGGTTGCACCAGGACCATAACGAGCAGCACTCAATGCTGCTCCAGGAACTGCTACTGTGGTATCAGTGGAATAAATGACCTTATCCATTGTTGATACTGGGGCAGGAGTTCCACCACCAAAGTATCCTGCTATTGAATTGCCTGTTGCAGCAAGACGATTACGAGCAGCACTTAATGCTGCTCCAGGAAATGTTGCTGTGGTATCAGTTGAATAAGTGACCTTATCCATTGTTGAATACTCTGGAGAAGTACCACCACCAAAGTAACCAGTAAAAGGTGTTGGATCATTCGTCCATATTTCTTCAGGAGAAATCCAGGTATTTTTTCTTATTCTACTACGAACATCAAGTAACCCGAAGACCCCTCTAGTATTAGGCATTTTTTATAGTCGTCTTCCTATAAGCATAGTGTTATTTATTCTTTAAATCACTGTTGCTTGTGCTTGAGTTCCTCTTACTGCATTTGCTGTAGAACTTGATGCAGCTAGACTACTACGAGCAACACTTAATGCTGCTCCAGGAAATGTTGCTGTGGTATCAGTGGAATAAGTAACCTTATCCATTGTTGAATACTGACTAGAGGGAAGTTCATAACCACCACCAAAGTATCCTGCTGTTGAATTACCGGTTGCAGCAAGATTATAACGAGCAACACTTAATGCTGCACCTGGAACTGCTACTGTGGTATCAGTAGAATAAGTGAGTTTATCCATTCTTGTTGTTTTGGGAGAATACCCACCACCAAAGTATCCAACAGTTGAATTTCCGGTTGCACCAAGATAAGAACGACCAAAACTTAAGTTTGCTCCAGGAACCGCTGCTGTCGTATCTGATGAATAAGTGACCTTATCCATTGTTGATTCACTGCCAAAACCGCCACCAAAGTATCCCACTATTGAATTACCAGTTGCGGCAGAACCAAAACGAGCAACACTTAATCTTGCTCCGGGAACTGCTGCAGTGGTATCAGTGGAATAAGTAACCTTATCCATTGTTGAATGATATAACGGACCAGGACCACTGGGGGATCCGCCACCACCAAAGTATCCTGCTATTTGATTACCGGTTGCGGCATAATACCAACGACCAGAACTTAAGTTTGCTCCAGGAACTGCTACTGTGGTATCTGATGAATAAGTGATCTTATCCATTGTTGTAACAACAGCACCGGGAGTAGTAGTACCACCACCAAAGTATCCTGCTACTGAGTTTCCTGTTGCAGCAAGATCACTACGAGAAACACTTAATCTTGCTCCGGGAACTGCTGCTGCTGTGGTGTCAGTTGAATAAGTAATCTTATCCATTGTTGATCTTGTACCAGGACTAATACCTCCACCAAAGTATCCAGTATTACCTTGAATTTCTTGAGGTGTTGTTGAGAAGTCCTGTTGGGGTATTGCGTTTGCTGTAGAACTTGATGCAGCAAGATAACCACGAGCAGCACTTAATGCTGCTCCGGGAACTGCTGCTCTTGTATCAGATGAATAAGTGACTTTATCCGTTGTTGATCTTGAACCAGGATTACCACCACCACCAAAGTATCCAGCAGTTGAGTTTCCTGTTGCGGCAAGATAACCACAGGCAACACTTAATACTGCTTCAGGAACTGCTGCTGTGGTATCAGTTGAATAAGTGACCTTTTCCATTGTTGAATAAAAACCGGGACTGCCTGGACCAAGGCCACCACCAAAGTATCCTGCAGTTGAATTGCCGGTTGCAGCAAGAGAATAACGAGCAACAGTTAAGTTTGCTCCAGGAACCGCTGCTGTGGTATCAGTTGAATAAGTGACCTTATCCATTGTTGATCTTGGACCAGGAAGACCACCACCAAAATAACCAGCAGTTGAGTTTCCTGTTGCTACTAAGTGTTGACGAGCAACACTTAATGCTGCTCCGGGAACTGCTGCTGTGGTATCAGTGGAATAAGTGACCTTATCCATTGTTGAATAGGATGCAGGACCAGTAGGCTCACCACCACCAAAATAACCAGCAGTTGAGTTTCCTGTTGCAGCAAGATTATAACGAGCAGCACTTAATGCTGCACCAGGAACTGTTGTTCTTGTATCAGTTGAATAAGTAACCTTATCCATTGTTGAATAGGATGTAGGACCAGGAACAACAACAACACCACCACCAAAATAACCTGCTACTGAGTTTCCTGTTGCAGCAAGAGCATAACGAGCAACACTTAATGCTGCTCCGGGAACTGCTGCTGTGGTATCAGTGAAATAAGTAACCTTATCCATTGTTGAATAAGAGCTAAGACTAAAAAGACCACCACCAAAATACCCAGAATTAAATGAAGATCCTTTAGATATAAAGTTTCTACTACTTCTTAAGTCTGCTGCTGGTAATGCGTTGGCTCTTGCACTTGATGCTGCCAAATTACGACGACCAGCACTTAATGCTGCACCAGGAACTGCTACTGTTGTATCTGATGAATAAGTAACCTTATCCATTGTTGATATATCGGTAAATCCTCCACCAAAATAACCTGCTATTGAGTTTCCTGTTGCAGCAAGATTAATACGAGCAACACTTAATGCTGCACCAGGAACTGCTGTTGTGGTATCTGATGAATAAGTTAACTTATCCATTAATGAAGAACTACCACCACCACCAAAGTACCCTGCTATTGAGTTTCCCGTTGCTGCAAGTTGATTACGAGCAACACTTAATGCAGCACCAGGAACTGTTGATCTTGTATCAGTTGAATAAGTAACCTTATCTACTATTGTATCACTACTAAAGTATCCTGCGATTGAGTTTCCTGTTGCGGCAAGATTAGAACGGGCAACACTTAATGATGCACCAGGAACTTGTGCTGTGGTATCTGATGAATAAGTAACCTTATCCATTGTTGATCTTGGACCAGGAACACCGCCACCAAAGTAACCTGCAGTTGAATTACCGGTTGCTCCTAAATTACGACGAGCAACACTTAATGACGCACCAGGAACTGCTGCTGTGGTATCTGATGAATAAGTGACCTTATCCATTAATGAAGAACCACCACCACCACCAAAGTACCCTGCTATTGAGTTTCCTGTTGCAGAAAGACCATAACGAGCAGCACTTAATGCTGCACCAGGAATTGCTACTGTAGTATCAGTTGAATAAGTAACCTTATCCATTGTTGATATAGATCCACCAGGACCTTGCCCACCGCCAAAGTAACCAGTAAAAGGTGTCGGATCATTTGTCCATACTTCTTCAGAAAAAATCCAATTGTTATCTTTAATTTCTAACAGTATTTCCGATAAAACAAAAGTCCCCCTAGTTTCAACCATTTTTTATAATTATCTTCTGAAAGAGCATAGAATTATTTAGATTAGTAGCATAAGAATGCCATAAATTACTTCTAAATAAGACCATTCGATTGTACTTTGCAACAATATTTCCATACTCTTTCCATAAACTCAAATCAGAATTAAAGATTTCTAAAAGATTACTTTCATTAATCTGATATTTATTCATTTCTTCTGAAGTTGGAAATGTTTCAAGTCCTGTTGCAAGGTGCGAATAAAACTTAATTCCAGTCTCTCCAAATGATTGCATTGGCAATGTCAGATAAATGACTGCAATCCAATCAGATCTAAGATGTGCTACAACACCAGAATCACCACCAACTTCATTAGTTGCACAAATGATTTCAATGGGATTTCCTATAACTTCTGTAATTTTACTCACAGTTTCGTCAGTAATCACACATTGATTCTCAAAAAAACCTTTATGATATTGGTGTGGAATATCATAAAGGTTATCAACTATAATAATATGTTCTCTCATCCTTGAGCGTTATTACCTTCGATTTGCTTCTGTTCTGCTGCAGGTTTGATTGCTGCACCATAACCTAGATCAGTACCGGTGAGTTTTTCATAACCTCTCATTACTTTACTTTGGAGATCATTAATAAACTCAAGTCTTCCTCTTTGGTCTAGAAGTTTATCCATAGGCAAATAACCTTCTTTAAAGTTATTTTTAGGATCAACCATTGCAGGAGCAGACGCACGACGCATTGCTTGAAGGTTTGCACCAGAAATACCAGTCTGTGCTGCCATTAGATCGTCTAGTGCTTGCTCTGCAAGACGAGTATCCCAATACTCTTCATTCTCTGCCAGGAACTGCTCTCTTGTAGGAGGTGTGCCACCATTCTGTTCAACCAGTTTATCAAGCATCTTATCAAGATGCTGAAGTTGATGCAGACGATCACGAATCTCAAGTTCAGAACCTTTCAGATAATGAGTCAGTTCTAGTTCTTCAAGGTCATACCAGCAGAGTTTTTTACCTCCACCAGGACCACCAGTTTCCCACATAATGGGTTGAGATTTATCTTTTCCGTCCCACTTATACTCAAACTCACGAACTTTCTCTTTCATTTCAATCAACTTGAACATATATCCTGCTGCCATAATACGGCGTTCTTTTAGGATATGCTCAAATGATACGGAGATATTATGAGTGTTCAAACCAATGAACTTTTCAATCTGGAAGTTAGTTCTTCCTTGTGCCATTTCTTTGTCGCTTTCTTCCCAAGCAAAGACGTTATCAGATGCTTGCTTTAGGAATTCATCGTTAAAAACAGCGTCTTGTGCATTGATTGGTGTATAAGTCAGTGCTGTGGTTTCTTCAGACATAATTTTCTTTTCAAACTCATAAGTTATGTTGTATTATATAGGTACGTTTCAAAAAACTATTATCTACTTAAAATTTTACCATTTATAACGATAAGATCCAAATTTGATTTTTTAAAAAAATTAAATGCTTCTTCCTCGGTTTCTAAAATAGGTTCTCCATTTCCATTTAAACTTGTATTTAATAAAACAGGAACATTGGTAATTTCTTCAAACTTTTTAATTAAATTATAGTAATGCAAATTTGTTTCCTTATTGATTGTTTGAAATCGTGCAGACCCATCAACGTGAGTGACAGCAGGAATTTTTTCTGGTTGTTTAACTTGTGCAGTATAGAGCATATATGGACTCGGAAAAGGAAAATCAAACCATTCTTGGAAATGTTCCTCCAACACAACAGGTGCAAATGGGCGGAACCACTCACGATTTTTAATAACGTGGTTAATCAGTTCACGATTATGAAAATTTCTTGGATCTGCAAGAATAGAACGATTACCTAATGCTCTTGGTCCAAATTCAGATCTTCCTTGAAACCATCCAATAATTTTTCCATTTGCAATTTGATTAGCAATATAAGAATAATCTGGAGTTTCTATTTGATGATCTTTTCCAGTATAGCAAAGATCTTTTGATTGATAATTATATCGAGGTTCATTTAAAATATGATGTGCAACGTACAAAGCAGATCCTACTGAAGTTCCATCATCGCCACAAGCAGGAAAATGATGAAAATTTTTAAATTTAGATTGTCGAACTATCTTTGAATTTGCATTACAATTTAGAAATGATCCTCCAGATAAACAAAGATTATTCGTTTTATTTTCAAGACTATCAAGATATCCTAAAACATCCTTTTCAAATACATCTTGAACTGTTGCAGCAACATTCATTTTGTGTTTGATTTCATTTGTATAAGATTTAAAATCAAAATTAAATGAAGTGCCATAAGATGCGAGACCCATAGTGGTTCCTGCCTTATGAAGTGCAGGACCTAATCCAAGTTTCTCAGTAACTTCCCCGTAGAGAACTCCTACCATTAACCCCGGACAATATTCGGCAGTAAGTTTACTCCCATTTCCATAAGCAATCAAAGAATTTGCTTCCAATTTTCCCATACTACAATCCATACTAAAACAATATGCTTCATTAAATGAACTTGTGTAATATGCGGAAGCACAGTGAGCAAGATGATGTGAAATAATATATGTTTTAATATCTTTACCTTTAATGCTTAATGAATCAACAAGATATTCGTTGCCAAATACTTCCTGTTTAAAATCATTAGTTGCTATGCAATCGATTTCATCTAAATTTATAGACGATGCCTCTAAGATATAATCGATGACTTCCTCAGTGAATGAAGAATCTTTTTTCTTTCTGGTGATTCTTTCAGTTGCAATCGCTGATACTAATTTTCCATCTTTTACAACACATACTGATCCGTCGTGTCCGAAATTTAGTCCTAAAATAGTTGCCATAATACTTTACTTATATTCTAACTTTGCGAGAGTAATTGATTAGCTAAATTGGTTCCCCATTTTTTCTCAAAATATTTTTTTATTTTTTGTTCTCTTTGTATTGTTTTTTGTTTACTCTCACCACTTCTCCAAGTAGATTTTCCATAAAAATGAAGAAGATATGATGAAACATTAATACTCGTTTCAAATCCTAATTGAGACGCTCTTAATCGATAATCTATATCCTCCCCTCCACTTTCAAAATTTTCATCAAAGAATCCAACTTTTGATAATATTTGGTGTGGTATATAAAAACAATAATATGCTATCAGTGAATTATCAATTTTTATTTTTTCGCGATCGATAGTTTTTGCAAATTCATTTAATTCATTTTCTTTTCCAACATAATCTTCAAGATCCATTGCATATTCAATTTTTAAATCTTTACATCCACCCATTAATTTCTGATTTGACATTGGGATTAAAACTTTATTTTCGCAATCAAAATTTTGATTCCAGTTTTCTGTAAAAACAACGTCATTACTCAAACCAAAGAAGTCTACTTCATCAACTAGAGCAAGTTTCATTACAAAGTTCATATTCTCTGCAAATGTTTTTGCAGTGTTATTTGAGATCAGAGTAATTTGTTGTTGATAATCTGTCAGAGAATACTGTCCGTCATTATCAATCAAGAAAAACTTATCCTTTTCTCCCAATTCAGTATTCTGAAAGAAAGATTTAAGTGCAAGATCAGTATACTTTTCAGTGCTCTTTGTACTTGTCATACAATAATACACTGGTCTCTTTTCAGTTTTATGATTTTGAACTGTATTAACTAGATTTTTCCATTGCTCTGCAATTTTCTTCCAATCATACTTTTCAGTTACATAATCCGAAATCAGTTTAGAGACTTCCTGATAAAACTTTGGTTTATTATCATAGTAATCCAGTGCTAAACAACAAGCATCAGCAAACTGGCGAATAAAATTATCGGTAACTTTCCAACCTTTTGATGTATTCTCACCTTCAATCGGAACCACAGTTGCATTCTTTTCGCCAGCAACTTCTGCAAGTGCTCCAATATCTGTAATGATTGGGTATGCACCACACTTCATTGCTTCAATCATCGAAACACCAAAGGTTTCTTCCCAGATGTTTGGGTGAATAAAGAATGCTGATTCCTGATAATGCTTCACCAACTCTTCACGATCAATCGCAGGAGAATATTCAACATTCGGAAGAGTCTTCAGATACTCATAAAGTTCAATAAACTGATCATTCAATGGTCCATAAAGAGACATTGAAGAGAAGATCTTGAACTTTACATCTTGATGAACCTGAGAAATCAGAGGGATCACTTTAGATAATACTTCAAGACCTTTATAAGGAATTGAAGTGAAGATCATTGTCTTTGTTTTTTGAGTTGAATGTTGAAACATTTCGGCAACTCCATTCGGAATCACTGAGATTTTATGTTCAGGAACATTCAGAAATCTTACAAGTTGATCTTTGTTCCACTGTGAAGGTGAAACAATATGATCCACAGTATTATGATCGAAGTTCAAGAATACAGGTTGATCATAAGCGTGATGTGCCCATAGAATCTTGTATTGATGATTTGATTTTTTAATTTCTTCGGGTAAATGAGAAACAAAAACATTTTCTGGAAATGTATAATGTTCCTGCAAATACAGATAAGACGTTTCAGTTGCTCCAGATTTCATAATACTAACCTTGATAAATGTGATAACCAGTGTGACTAAGTTTAATTGTTGGATCTAACCAAATATTATAACCAACTTGTTGTGCTCTATGAAAGAAACTTTTGTCTTCAGACATAAACCCATTTTGAGTTTGATGTTCTGCAAAGTAATGATATGAATTATTCAATTCTGCAGAAGTGTGTGGAGTATCTGAATGATAATCCGAAGGAATATACTTGAGTCCTGGATTTTGTTTTGCAATATCAAGAAACACTTGACGATGAATCAAAACAAAACCCATTCCATTACCATTAATCCTCACCAGATCTCCATGCCTTTGTTCTGGTTGAACAATATCAACACAGTATCGTTCTGGAATAATCTTCATTGGATAAGCACCAGAAACAATCGGAACTTGATGTACTAGCAATTTTAGCACATCGTCCGGATTAAATCCAATGTCACTATCCAAAAAGAACAGATACTCGTGTTCTGTATTGTTAATGAAAAAATTAGCAATCTTGGAACGTGCTTGAGTGATCAAAGAAGAGTTCGTCAGAGTTAATAGTCCGTGTGGAATGTCATTTCTGACGAATGTTTTACCAAGATTAAACAGTCCAAGAGTGGTTTTTTCACTCACGATTCCTCCCATACAAGGAAGACCAATCATTATACTCATATCAGTTTTTTAATAATTATAGCACAAAAATTATGAAGTCTTTACTTTTCCTGAAATTTGAACATCAATTGTTGAAAGTTGATCAACTTGAATTTTTAGGACATCATTTGTATTCAATCTCTTTGGAGTTTCTAGAAGTTCTATACTAGCATACTTTGGAACAATTAGATCTTCTACAAGACTTCTGGTTGTAACTCCACTTGTAACAGTAACTGAAATTGGATATCCACCAAGATCAGTTGTATTTGTCAAGCGAATGGATTGAAGAATTGAAGGATAAGTTGTTGCAGTATAAATTCCAATTGGAGCAATTGTATTAATACCAGCTTGTCCAAATCCTCTTCCAAAATAATCTGTTGCTGTTTTCTGGTGATAGGTAATATAAACTTGTACCGCAGTATTAATACCGACTCGATCATAATCAGTAGATCTCATTACGATCTTATCAGAAGGATTTAGAACTTGTGGTTGTTGTAAAAGTTCTACTGCCATTCCTGTTGGAATTGGAATATTATATGCAAAGTAACTTCTCTCTCCCCCATTAAAATCAAATGCACCAATTACATTAACTTCGGTATTTAATCCAACATTTGCTGCATGAATTGAATAAATGATATATTCTTCTCCTACAGTAGAAGGAAGTGTGAGAATCGTATCTCCAATTCCTGTTAAAATAGCAGAAAAGGCGCTTGTGATGCCAGTATTGAATGCGGATCCATCATCAGCTCCGCCAGCAGAAACAGTGGCCCAAGTAACTCCAGTTCCTGTTGATTGAAGAACTTGTCCAGAAGTTCCTGTTGTTCCTCCAGCAGTAACTGAACCAGTAATGGTAACTCCAACACCACTAAAATTTCTACCGTCATCAATAACAGTAGTATTATTAATCTTAATAGCCATCTTCGTTTACACTCGGCTTTTAGTTATTTAGTTGTGACTTAAGTTCTTGAACTTCTACAGATAGTTCTTTAACTGCCTCAATTAGAACACCAATAATTCCATTATAATTAACTGTTTTAGTTTCATTTTGACTGACAAGTTCTGGAAGTACTTTTTCAACTTCTTGCGCGATTACACCAATTGATTTCTTATCACTAGACTTCCAAGTAAACTTAACACCATTTAGTTGCTCTATCGTCTCCAATGGATTTTCAATTTTGGTAATGTCTTTTTTAAGATTAATATCAGACGTTGAGTTAAAATCTGCAGAAGTTGTAATTCCGGTAACAACTAATGTAGTAAATGTTGGAGTGCTTGAAAGAGAGATTGTTGCTGTTGCTCCTAATGCAACCGCAGAAGCAGTGATATTACTTCCTACAAAATCTAATACTGTAATGCTTCCTGCAGTGCCAACTGTTGAACCTTCTTCTCTAACTATAATTCCATTTAAAGATCCTGCACCAAGTGATGTCACTGGTTGCCAAGACAATCCTGTTCCAGTAGAGGAAAGAACATAAGAGTTTTGTCCTGTAGTTCCTCCTACGGAAATTCGAGAGAACGTAGAAATACCAGAAATAGTTAAAGCAGTTCCTACAAGATTACTTGAAAGAGTAATGGTTGCTGTTGCCCCTAATGCAACTGCAGAAGCAGTAACATTACTTCCTACAAAATTTAGAGTTGTAATACTTCCTGCAGTACCTACAGTAGAACCTTCATCCTGAACTACAATTCCATCTAGAACTCCACCACCAACCGATGTTATAGGTTGCCAAGATAATCCAGATCCAGTAGAAGAAAGAACATATTGATTTTGTCCTGTAGTTCCTCCGGCAGAAATTGAAGTTAATGTAGAAATGCCAGAGATATTAAGTCTTTGTGCTGTTAAACTGGTTGCTGTGGCAACACCAAGAGTAGAAATACCAGAAATACTTAAAGCAGTTCCTACAAGATTACTTGAAAGAGTAATGGTTGCTGCTACTCCTGCAGCAGAAGCAGTAACATTACCTCCTACAAAATTTAGAGTTGTAATGTTTCCTGGAGTACCTACAACGGAACCTTCATCCTGAACTATAATTCCATTTAAAGTTCCTGCACCTACTGATGTTACTGGTTGCCAAGATAATCCTGTTCCTGTAGATGAGAGAACATAAGAATTCTGTCCTGTAGTTCCTCCTGCCGCAATTTGAGTTAAACTAGAAATACCAGAAATAGTTAAAGCAGTTCCTACAAGATTTGTAGAAAATGTAATATTTGCAGTGGATCCAATACCCGTAGCAGTTACATAATCACCAATAAGATTTAAAGTTGAAAAAGAAGATCCAGATCCAATACTTACTCCTTCATTCTTAATATCAAGACCACCAATCTTTGCTCCAATAAGATCGGTAAGATTTGCTCCAGACCCATAAAATGCTGTAGCACTTAGAATGCCAGTGACTTCGGCATTGCCAATTACATATAAACTTCTCCCTCCAGCATTGGTGGTTCCTATACCGACTCTGCCAATTGTTTGTAAGACGGTACTACTCTCAGTATAAGAACTTATACCGACTCTTAAACTTTGTTGTCTGTCGCTAAGGAACTTTGCCATTGTTCTATATTAGTTGAGTGTTTCTAAAATACTTGCAATAAACTTAATATTGGTTGCATTACTTGCCGATACAACAAGAACATCACCAGATTCAAGAACTAATTTTCCAGGCAAAAGGTTAGCAGTATCATTACCAGAAATTGGAAATTGCTTTACGATTTCTGTCGTAACTGCAATTCCTGATACAGTTCTACGATGAGAAAAAGAAATATCGTGTGATGTTGTATTGATATTTGTTGCTTGAGCTAAAAGAACAACTCCAGTATATCCAACAGGCGCAGTGTAAATTCCTACTGGACTTGTGGACGGAACGTTTGTGATAGTTTTGAATACGTTAAGTGCGAGTGCCATTCCGAATTAACCTCCGAGTGCTAGAATGAATGGTGTCATTGTTGAGAACAAACTCTTAGAATAATCTCTTCCTCCAATTTGACCTGTTTGTTGATTGATCACAACACCATTACCAATTCTAAAGTTTCCAGATTGGTCGGTAGAAGTAAATACTACAAGACCTCCATTACGTGCATCAGTCTCATTTTCTTGAATTGCAACTCCACCACCAGCAGGAAGTGCTTTTGCAATTTCAGTTCCAGATCCAATGTATTCTAAAGAGTGTCCTGATGCAAGAACTCTACTTTGTTTAAAGAATGGAACTGTGCTTCCAACACCAACAGCATAAGGAAGAGTATCATTCATTGTAATTGTACAAATTCCAGAAGGTGATATTGGTGTGGAACTTTGAATTGCGTAATAAGTTGGAAGTAAAACAGAAGAGGCAGTTGCAGTATTTATTCCAATATCAGGAGAACTAATTGTTATCGTTGGAGTCGTAGTATAACCTCTTCCACTTGATATAATTTCAATATCCGTAACAGAACCATTGCTAATATTTGCAACTGCTTGTGCAGGAACTCCCCACGAAGTTGGTGGAGAACTAATTGTTACTGTTGGTCTGTTTGTATATCCAGTTCCTCCTGCACTAACATTAATTTTATCCACCGTATAATAAAGAGAATCAAAATAGACAGCTTGACCATCAAAAGGACGAACTACATTAAGTTTTACAGTTCCTCCAGAACTCCAGGTATGTGGAAGTGTTGATGGTCCAACATTGACTGCAAATGAATTTGATGAAGGAATGGATTGAATTTCAAAAATATATCCAGATGCTCCACTTGGATAAGTTACAATACCAGGACCAGAGGGGCAAGTAAAATTAAGTCCATAAAGTGTGACACCCATTCCCACATTAAAATTATGTGCGGTACTAACTGTAACAGTTGTAAGTCCTGTTAAATTATTATATGTTGCTCCAGTTACAGTCAGTGTTGGTGTATCAAACTTCAATACAAAAGTGTCAGAGTTTGCACTTGCTGCAGAAGTAATGATACCCGTGTACTTGCGTGGTCCAACACCATCAGCAACCAATCCATAGTTTCCGAAAGATGAGTTAGAGTTGGTTAGATCGCAAGCAGCTCCACTTCCACAGTAAACTGCAATATCGTTACAAATTGTAAAAAGAGATACTAATTGTGCATATCCTTCGTTTGTAATAGAAATTCCAATACCACCTTGATTATATTGTGTATATGAATCAAGAACCATTGATTTGGTTGGTCCAATAGAATGTTTTCCATCGATCTTCATTCCAATACTATTTGGAATGAAGTTAGTACAGTTTTGAATATAAGGCGATTGGTTATTATATGTTGGAGCATTTGGATTAAATGCAAAAATCGCACCAGTATTTGCAGCACCTGCAAATGACATTTCTGCAATATAATCGCCATTTGCAACGTAGAAAAGATCTCCTGTATTTTGTGGAGTTACAGTAACATCTCTTAAACTATCACCGATGATACTGATCTGTGCAGGTAAAGTAATAGGATTATCTTCTATATAAGTCCCAGCACTAACTTTAATAACAGTTCCTGCTGTTGCAATTCCTGCTGCTGCTTTGATTGTTGCTTTTGCTTGATTAAATGTTGTTCCTTCGTTTGTATCACTTCCATCTTTTGAGACATAAATGATATTTGCATTTGCTCCTCCTGCGACGTTGAGAAGTTTTGATCCATCTCCATAGTATGTAATAATTCCTGTGGTTGCGGTAACAATTCCTGATGAAATTTGTACATTTGAAATTGTGGCTATACCAGAAACAGTAAGATAACTTATTCCTCTTACATCTGTAAGTGTAGATACACCTGAAATATAAAGTGCCGTAGCACCAATTCCACCATTAACATGTAGAGAATACTTTGGATTTGTAGTCGCAATACCTACTTTATTACTATCTTTGTCTGCAAATATGAGGTTATTATTGACTTCTATGCCGTTCTTGACGACAAAATTCTTTTGTACTGCCATAGGTGGAGAGCGCCAACCTTTTTACTTATTTATACTTAAACTGTATCTGCAATAAACTCAGCAATACATTTTGAAAAAGCAACTCTTCGATCGGTTCCAGTATTAGTAAAAACATTTCTAATTTTAAATAATCCACCTCTTGTTTCTGATGCAAGAGTTAAAGTATCGTGTCTTTGTTTGGTGGGCCTTATCCAATTAGGAGCAGTTGTAGACCTTGTAATCGTATAAGTTGATGCTCCAGTAAATGTTACATATCCATATGGTTGTGCCGAAGTAGAACCATAAAAAAGAATACCATCATATCCATCAGTAGAGGTATAAGTACTCAACGCAATAACTCTATACCCTCTGAATATCATCTCTCCGGTTGCACCATTAATTGTTCTCTGTGGTGTACCTGTAGAATTAACTGCAACTAATTGTCCAATCATACCACCGGGAGAATCTGTTTGTTCATCAGAATTAGTAATAACAATAGTTGTAGAACCTTTCCTTACATTTGATCCTATTACGCTTCCAAATCTTCCAGGCGCTCCTGTAGAAATTGCATTTGGAGTTGTCCATATTGACCAAAGGTTTCCATGAACATCCTCTGATTTTTCATCATTTCCAAAAGCAGATAATCTTCCTCTAGTAGTATTTGCAATTACATCAGTACAAATATTAACGACATGAGTAGTTGAATTTGAAAAATACCTTGTACTAGTCCAGTTTGTAATTGTTGCTGCGCCAGTTGCTTCACCTCTCATAAATGTTTGAGATATTGTTAATGTTCCATTTGGGTTTGAAATTGTAAATGAAGTTGAAGGATTTCTACTAAAAGCGCCAAAATAAGCATAGAGATTTGGATATTTTGTAAGATCTGTTCCTATTTTTTCTAATAGTAATGCATTTTGAAGTTCTCCAATAAATGTTCCATTACTATAAAAAGCACTCACATCGTTCATAGAACCACTTTGATCTTGATGAATGATTACATTTACTCCAAGTGATCTATTATTTCCTTTAAAGAGTATTGGTGATAAGTTAGCGACTACTGAACCGTGAAGAGCCATGAGATTTTATGCGTAGGTTGCAAATGTTCCAAGAACTTCCCAAACCGAACCAATTCTAAAGATACTGAATCCAAAGAAGTAATATCCAGCAGCAGTTCCCGTTGGTGGAAGATTGTTCAACCAACGAATACTATTTCCGCCAGTATTCAGAGCAGTTCCATTAATCTGGAATTGAATATTTGTAAGATTAGAAACAGTTGTTGCAGCGTTTAATACTACAGTATAATTTAATGCTCTATTATCAGTTGTTGGTACATTATTAATATTGATGACTGTAGTATCTGTGCTTGTTGTCCTAGTAATTGGTCCTGTCGTAAAATCACAAGTTAATGCAGTTCCTACAGTTGACTGATTATTGTAAATATCAGATACCTGTGTAAAGGTACAAATACCTGAAGAAATGTCACCTGCACGATTGAATGAGGAATAACCTTGTCTTGCAGGAATATCTGCATACCACTCACCTCTTTGTGCTCCGCTTACATTATGAATAAGATGAGATACATTTCCATTAATATTATTGGAAGAATTTCTACGAACAATTGTGTCCGGAGTAGTGGTTGCTGCAGATACAAATCCCTCTAGATAGTTTACATTTAAGTTAGAAACAACAGTGCTCGAAGCAACACTAATTGGAGCAGTTCCAGTTACAATGGTAGAATTGAATCTTTTTGCAGTTATTAATGAGGTTTCTCCAAGAACTGTAAAGACACCATTGGATAATAAATTTGCAATCTCCGTTTCTCCTGCATACCAACTAAATCCATAAGAATTATTCTGTGGAACAGACCACCATAATGAATCATTTGCACCCACACCAACTGCATAGTTTGTATGTGCATCAGTAGAAAGTCCTATTGCATTTTCATAGATGATTCTTGTGCCAATACTTGTTGTTCCAAAAGAAGGAGCAGCATATCCTAGATTTCCATCACCTGAGATTTTAAAATCTATTATATCAACAGGAGCATCTAATCTAACTGTTGCAAGACCGACTGCTGAATTAAAATCGACTGTGATATCAAATCCAAATCCATCTTTTGATCCTACAAAATTAAGTGCATTTGCATCACCAATGAAAGATCCTTCCGAAGAAATTCCAATCGTGTTATATGGATCACCTTCAAAATAGACTGTAGTAATACCTGTTGCAGAATCATAATCTTTACTAATGGTTAATCCAACTCCAACAAGATTTAATAGTGTAGAGAATCCTACAGGACCATTATTTGTAGAAATTCCAACACCATATAGAGAATCATTGATCCAACCAAAAGCCTTCCACTCATTATTTGTAGTATAAATCCAACCTGCATTTCCGTTAGTTCTTGGAGTTGAATTAAATTCAACATCACCATAATTACCAACAATTGTTGGTTTTGCATCAGAAACACTTAATCTTCTTGAAATATCTTCTTCTCCTTGAAGATATATTGAATTTGCTTCAACATCAGCATTTGTAGTGACTTTATTATTAAAGACTACAGGACCATTAAATTCAGATACAATGTTTTTATCTCTTCCACCTTCAACTTTTATAGAATTTCCAACAAATACCTTTTGAGTATCAGTAATATCAACAATCTCTGAAGAATTCTTTTCTCCTGTATTTGTAGGAACTGGAGTATCATAAGTTTCTTCTTTACCAGTTGCAGAATTAATTTTTTTATTACCAGTAAAAAAGTCACCATCACTATTCATACCAGTATAAACAATTAGACCACCATTAGTCTTAGTTGATTGTGCTAAGAAGATTTCACTCTTACTTAAAGAGCGATCTTGTTTATCTGGTAGTGATGTTGAATAATTACCGGGACCAAATCCAAGATATTCAAATGTATGACCCGATGCACGAATAATTGAGTTACGGCGAAGCTCAACTGGAGTTACTTTAATTCTACGAACAAGAGATCCTGCAATATGAGTTTCTCTTGGAGAACCTAAAATAGATCTAAAAATTTGTAAAGAATTTGACGTGACCGCTTGCTTGATTCTAAAGATCTCATTATCAATTAGCAGATAGTCTCCAAGATTTAATCCAAGAGCAACAGCATTTGGAACATTTAAAGTAGTTGAATCAGGATCAGTTGCAAGAATTGAAGTTCCAAGAGTTGTTGTAATGCCAGCATATTGATAATCTAAACGACCTGAAGTATTTTCAGTGTCTCTATCTAAATCGCCACCATAAGAAGTCAGAGTGGGACGATATGCATGTAAAGTTCCTGTCGCTAATGTAGAAGTTGTTGCACCAATTCCAATATTAATATCTACAAGAGAATTTCCAACAGAACTATAAAGTTTTTTGACAATAAAGTCCCCATTAAATGCAGATTGATTTGCGCCTCTAATTACAATTTTATTATCAACTCTGAATCCGTGACTAGTTGTAAATCCAACTGTTGCAAGACCAGTAACTGAATTATAGACAAACGTAGATACTCCTACGGCTTTATCGGTAAATAGATAACCAGAAGAAGATGTTACAATCGAACCTAGTCCCACTGCTGAGAAGTTAGAAATAGTGTCACCAGAAATTACATTAATTTCTTTTGGTCTTCCTGTAGTAATTTCAGAAACTCTATAAATTGTATTATATCCAGAGTTTAATGCAGAAGAAACTCCAGAAATACTAAGAGTATCTCCAATGTTGTTAGAAATAGATTCAACTTTTACAACACCAATGACATGACCTGCAGTGGTTGCAACACCAACAACAGTAAGTGTATTTCCAATACCATATGCAGAACCACCATCAATAATCTGAACTCCAGTAATTGCACCTGCAGTCACAGCGATTCTTGCAGTTGCATTTGATCCTGTAGTAGATCCTGCAAATCCTACTAATCTAGCATTATAAAGATTTCCCGTAAATGGAGCAGATGAACCATAATTACTACCACCACTTATAATACTAACTGTAGTAATTCCCGATAGTCCATGATCAAGTGATGTGTAAATGGTATGAGTAGTTCCACTAGATGATTGAATATTGGTAATTCCATATCCAACAACAAAAGATTCTAATGTCTCTTTAGTAATACTTTTTTGTAGGTCATTAACTACAACTTTTCCGATAATATCTGGAAGAGCGTGTGAAGTTGTTGAATCTGGATCAGAATTTGGATTATCATTATTTAATTGTGGATATAGATTTTCAACTGGTTGTGCAAATGCCAGGTTATTAAATGGTGCAACTGTTGGATTATTAGAATAATTAATTAGAGTTAAGTAATAAACACCATCCTGAACATTTGTGATGTATGGTTGAATTACTTGAGATCTATAAACTTGATAAGTTTTTTCATATTTCTTCCTTCTGAAGTATGGAAGACTTGATGTTCTACTAGAGGTATCGTTTGCAAAAGAACCAAGACTTAATGTTGTAGTATAAGTAAATTCTTTTGCGCTTAGAATAGATGTAACAGTATAAGTTCCGTTATATCCTGCAGGAGATACATTAACGATTTCTACTTCTTCACCAACTCTCAAATTATGAGGAATTTCTGCACGAATTGTGACAGTGCCAGAAGAGTAAGAAGCATCTGCAATAAACTTAGGATTTCTTAATAGAGTTGAATTTGAAATCGCGCCAGAAGAATTATAAAGTTGTGCAATTTCAGTGGTTCCAGTTCCTATAATGTTATTAGATTCCTGAAGAATAAATCCATCAGTTGGTGGTTTTGCTGTAGTAGAAGAATTTTTTGGAAGAACGTAACGAACTCGATAAAGAGTATCAATTAAACTTCTAGAGTCAGGTTTACGTGTTACATAAGATCTTGTAGTTGCATTTCCAAGTCCAGAAACTCCAGAAGAATTGATTACATCATAAATTTGATTGTTTGTAACATCTACATTTATATACCATTGATTATCAAATTGAACTGGATGTCCAATTTCTCCCGGATTTTTATCTGAAACTCTACTTACAATACTTAGAGTTCCTCCTTTATTGTTAAGAGTAATGGCAGTTGCTGTTGTTGAACCATTAATAGCATCACTTAAAGTTTTTGCAATTCTAATTTCATCTGTTCCAATTCCTGATGCAGATTCTTTAGTAATTGCATAATAAATTTGATTTGATTCTAATCCATCAGGAAGATGTCCATCATCAGCAATGATGCGAATTGATTCTCCATTCGCAAATGAATGTACCTCTGTTAATTTAAGAGTATTTAAAGTAATACTATTAATTCCTGCTGTGCTTCTTTCAACAGTAAATAATTTTTCTGATGAACTTTGTGTTGAATTGTAAGGTCCATACGGCATTACAATTCGTGAAGAATATGATGTAAGTGCTCCTCCAACAAAAGATTGAATATTTAATTCATCATTTTGCTTTGCGCCAATATGATAACCATCGATTAATACTTTTGGTGGTACATTTCGATTTGTTTCATTATAAAGATAAAGACGTGTAGTTGTACCAGCTCCTGCAGATTTTGATGTGGTAACTCCAACATCAATTGCACCGAATTCTACACTAATTTCAGTGCTTTCAATTTCTTTTGGTGGAATGATATGAGTGATATATCCATAATCATCTGCAGTAAATGCTTCTCTCTTAAATCCAGTTGCTTCTAATGCTTTTGCTCCAAAATTGGAATTAGAATTATTAAGAGCAATATCTCCACCATTTTCTGTTGCAAAGTGTTGAGCGTATCCAATTGCAAAAACAGAAACTAATTGTAAGAATGAATCATTTGTTGCTTTAATATGGAAGTTTTCATATTCTGGTTTAAATCTGGATCTTGAATTTGTATTAAGACTACTTAGTTTTGTTGAATCTACATATTTTCCAGTACCACTGTCATATCTTACAAATGCATTTTCATCTTTTTGCAATCCAATACCAGTGTATTGTGCCACGACCATTGATTTAAATCCAGTCGCCTTATCTCCATCAGCAAGAAGACCACACATTCCATAAACAGAACGAACAGAAATATTAAAGATATATGGAGATGCCGAAGTAACAGTATCAACAGAAAGACTTAAGGTTGATCCAGTGACTCCTGGAAGTGGATTTGCTGGTGCATTCTGAGTCTTATATGTAATTTGAGTACTGCTTGGTACAGTGTTGATTACATATTGTCCATCATATCCTTCAGCACTTATTCCACTAACTTGAATTGGACTATCAACACTCAATCCTTCAATTGTGTTTACAAGATCTACAGTAATCGTTGTTGTAGGAATAACTCCATCACCTGCACGAATACTTGTAATACCTACGGAAGCGCCTTTTGGTCCTACAATACGATACTCATCAATGAGTGGTTGAATATCTAGTGTTCCTGATCCATAATCTGGAGAAATTCCTCTACCCGAAGAATCTCCATAAACTGCTGCAATTTTTTCATAATACATATCCAAATCAGTTCTGGTTGTATCAACTTTAGATCCAACTGAATCGTTTAAAAAATCATCATTAATATAAACACCATTTACACCATCAGCATATTCAAATCCAGTAAGTTTATGGTGAGAAAAATTAGGAACAAATTGACTGGATGTATAATCTTTGTAGCAGTTTCCATTTGGGTCTGCATCCAAAATAGTAAACTGCCAAAAATAACAAGCGCCTGTTGTACGAAGAATAGCAGATCTTTCAATATTATCGTTTTCTGGATCTGGAACATAAAGTGGACGAATCTTAGTCTTACGAAGATCCATACCAACAATCGATGTTCCTCTTGGAACAATTACACCACCATGAATTGAATTAAGTTTATATAAAGGGTTATCTGGATTAGTTAGATCAAATCTTGTATCAATATCCCATTGTATAATGTCAGTTAGTCCAGTTAAACCACTTCTTGCGGAATAAGTTCCTGCACCTGTTGGAATATATCCGGGGCGGTTATCTACAATATGATCACCAGGATATAACAGAATTGTTGTTTTATTAAATCTATCGTTATTTAATCCACGCTGATATGAAAATCTTGCTGCTTCAATCAGTGCTCTTTGAATAGTTTTAAACGGTCTTGTTAAACTATTTCCTGAGTTTTCAATACTGTCCGTCGAATCAAGACTATTTGGATCAACATAAAGAATTGTTCCTCTTGCCGACTTAAGAAAATTATCGAGGCGTGAAAGACCCATCTTATTAATACTTATAGTTCCGTTATGGATTATTTATCATAAGAAAAAAGCACCCAATTACTTGGATGCTTGTCTGCACATTAAGTGCGCTCTTCCTTCACACCATATTATTTTACCACTTCTGCTCTTCCCACGTCAACTTTTTTTTCAATTCTTTATCAAACATCATCAAGTACCTATGTTTTCTGCTTCTTTCTCTCCACTCACCTTCCACACCTTTAGTCGGTCCTCTTGAGTGTTTTATAAATGAACCATCGGATTGTTTGATCCAGAAGTCTGATTTCCTATCAGTCAGACCGTAATACTTGAAATTTGTTGCACGATATATGATTCCAGTGTGGTGAGAAAAGTCAGCATAACTAAGAATAGCACGAACGCGGGCATCTTTTCTAAATCTCCTTATACAACGACTGACGAACCAAGATGTGATATTATATTCTTCTTTTTGAATATCTGGATGTATACAAAGTCTTGAGAGTTCGTATATACCTTCTTGTTGATTTCTTTCTAGACCAAAAGCACCTACTGCTATTTCCGGGACTGGTAACCCAGTAAAGATACAAGTGCCCAAGCACCCACCAATCCTAAGAATATCAGAAACTGAGGATCTGAAAAGCCCATAATTGAAACCAGATTTAAAATCTTTTGATTCGTCTTTAAGATAATGATAGGTATAAAGAAGTTCTTTGATTTCTTCTTTACCTACTCTATCTATAAAGTAATCTTGTTTCATTAAGTATTTTTACTCACTTTGTTTGCATTTTAACATATATTCTACAGTGTTTGCAACATCATTCATCGCATCACGAAGGAATGGTTGTTGTCCAGATTCTTGTTTGAGGATTGGTCGTGAATCATCAGTGAGAGTCCATCTCCACTGACTCATATCTTTACAATACCAGAGATTAATTTTCATGCTTGAAATGTTCCAGTTCGACCCAGTTAAGGAGGGTTTGAAATGCCGTGATGGAAGCATCCGTGCAATTATCATCCTTAAGTTTTTGAACATAATATTCAAGTGCTTCAATGACCATTTGGCGGTCTTGTTGTGAAATAAGTGACATTTGGAGTTATAAACTCAGAGCCCCCGACCGGAATTGAACCAGCGACAAACGGTTTACAAAACCGTTGCTCTACCACTGAGCTACAAGGGCATTTAATCAACAGGCAACATTTCTGGATTTTCTAAATCTAACTCATAAAGCAAAGGATGGCATTCTTCAAGCATTAGATAATATGATGCTTGATATAAATCCTCTGGTTCATATCTTCTTTCGTTATCTGCTAATTTGATTAACTCTAAGTCGAATAAAGATTCGTCATCGAGTTCATCAAAAGTGAATGGGATTGAATTTATAAAGTACATTAAAACAATTTGTTTTCCGCGATTGTACCAGACATATGCGGCATCAATTCTGTACTTCATAGGAGTTTTCCTACTACTTTTGATTATTTAGAGGATAAACCTCATAGGCGTGGTGGGATTCGAACCCACACTTTATTGATTTTAAGTCAATTTTCTCTGCCGGTTGGAATACACGCCCATAAAAACTCAGAAGAAACTGAGTTGACTACCTGATTCTACCACATAAGTCGGAGGATGTAAACGACAGTATTCATTAAATGTAATCTTCATTTCTTTGTTGGTAAGATTACAGTTCTTTGCTGCCGTTGGTACATTCCATTTTGCCGCGAACAGCATTTCCATTGATTCTCGTGTTTCTGGACGCATTTTAAAAAAAGTATCGTGTGAGAATTTTTACCGGGAATTTTTTCGACCAAAAATGGAACTTAAAGTGGATTTGCGTATGAGAGAGTCTCTTCATCCACTGTAGCACGAACAAAGTCTAGCACGTTCATAAACTCATCCACGGTATCACAGGTCACTTGCTTCTCTGACCCTTCACTGGAGTACAGATACACTGTACGTTTGATAGGGTCCACCACGCAGCGTGAGAGGTACTCGTCTTGCATTCGGTCGTCCGTTGATTACCTAAGTATCATAGCACCCTCAGGTACCCGTGTCAAGTAAATGGCGTGAGAGGGAGCACTGCGGTCCCAACACCAGCGACTGTAAACAAAATCTTATTATCTGGTTGAACTTCCATTGTGATTCCATTCACTGGGCCTTGAAGCTCTGCATTTATTTTTATTTCATCTCCTTGCTTCTCTTCAGTAAATACAAGTTCACCTGTAGTTTTAATGCCAACGATCAACGTCGTTTGCTTCATAGTATTTGTTAAGTCATCAAATTCAGTTCTAACTGATGTCTTAACAATGACTGGTTCCATTGGAGACAATCTATGAGTGGAAGCAGCTCCTGCAAAACTTGGAATATTTTCTGGAGGCAATCCTAGTAAAATGGGTGGTTCTACATAAGGCGACTTTTTGCCCGGAGGAATCAGTGCATTACTTACTGATGGTTTGTCTGTCGGTGTAAATTCAAATGGTTTTGGTACGACAACTCCCTGAGAGTTAATCGTTGTCCCATTACCAACAGGATTTATGATACTTATAATTGCAGCATCTATATCTGGTGTTAGATTCCCATCATAATCAAATGCTGGTGCGTATATATTTGGTGGTGTTGTCATACTATTCTCCTTTTACATCATAGTGATATCCAGCAATGGATCTCTGAGAATTATCTCCAGGATAATTTTCAATAGTCCCCTGATATTCTGGAATAAGTTTTTCGGTATCTTTTCTTTCTGCCATAATATAATAGAAACAATCAATAGGCATTCCACCTTTTGATTGAAGATAGACTTTTTCGTCATCCCACCGTTTTATAATCACATCTTGATGTGAACCGATTGGAGTTAGGTTGACTGTAATTGTTTGAATATCTACCAGACCTTTCCAATAATCTGGAAGAACAATTTCATTTCGGTTTTTTACTCTTCCTCTTATGTAGACGGATGCTTCTGGACCTTCTACGCAGGTATGAGTGAGTCTCCAACCTTCTTTTGTTGGGTGGGGGATATCAAAGTTTTTCTTTGCCGATAAGACGTGTGCTCCACATCCAGACTTAACTTCTCCAGAAGCTTTTAAATCGCCCTTAAGAGTTATATCATCATCTGTTTTTACTTTACCTTTAATAATTACATCATCATAAAAGTCTGCTTTATCAACAACCGAAAGTTTTTCTTTGATTCTTACATTCTCATAAAAATCAACGTCACCAATAAAAATTGCTGCTGCAGGTCCTTTTCTTGGTCCTTCACATCTAGGAGCACAAGACTTAGGAACATCTACAATTGCTGGACCTTTTCTTACGACAAGTGAGTATGGATTAAGTAGATCCTTACCCTTTTCCATTCCAATACCAATCACTCCACACGGATTAATTTCCCACCTATCAATAAATTGAAGATTTCCGCAGACAATTGGAAATGGTGCATCTGTATTTTTTAAAGGTCCTATCATTACAGTACCTTCAGTTGCTTCGAAAGTAGTGTCATTTCCAAATACTGCAGGACACTGAGAATATTGAGCACCTCTAATCGTGCAAGGACCTCTACCTAAGAGTTCTGGTTTTGCTTCGTCTTTTGTTATGTGCGATTGGTTATGACATAATACCTTATCAAAACTTGCCATTTTTAAATATTAAAAGTTAAGGGGGAACGCTCTATTTAGAATACTATCAGAAAGTGACAATGATGGTGGCTTGAGATTTGACGCTGCAGTTAAACTTTGCATATCACCCGTGTACATTTTTAAAATATTCATCGCAGTCATTTGCATTGATCCATCAGTGAAAATGGACATTTTTTCATTACCATTAATATTTACAGTTTTTCCCTCGATATTTACTCCTTCTTTGCCGTTAATATTGACAAATCCATTAGATGGTCCAGATCCATATGCCGTAATATCAATATTTTCTGCCTCCATACGAATTCTGCCACGAGTGGAAATAACAATATCACCGCTTTCTGCGTCTAACCAAAATGCAGGTTGTCCTTTTGGAATATTGTCACCACATTTGACTTGATATCTTCCACGGCATCTTGAGGTTATCCATCCTTTTCTTGGTCCAGTTTGATCAATAGTAATATATTCAAGACCACCTTGACCCTGGATCATTGCTGATGAAATAACTTGGTCTTTGTGAATATGACCAAATCTTAAATTTCCATCTTTGGTATTAATATCTTTTGTTTCGTAATTTTTAGATTTTGTCATTTTATCTTGGTATTATATCGAAAATTTGTCTTGGTGCAATTTTTCCTACACAATCAACAACGGAAATCAATGAAGTTCCTGGTGGAATTTCAAAAAGATCTTCCTCATTTAATATTCTAGTTACATTGAGAATTGGTTTAATCACCGCATTAAATCCGGTCGCAGAATCAACTACTATTTCAGGCAAATCATCAAAACCACATCCTTTAGACACTACTTCTACTTTAGTAATTTCACCTCTCGCATTTATTGTGGGTTTTAAAACAACTCCGTTATCTGGTGTTATTCTGATTTTATCTTCCGGCTTATAATTAAATCCAGGATCAGAAATTACCACACTATCAAAACAAATTAAGACCTTATATGTAGGTGTGGAACCAGGAGAAGCTGCAGAAGGAACTACTGGAGAAACTGCAGAAGGAACTACTGGAGAAACTGCAGAAGGAACTACTGGAGAAACTGCAGAAGGAACTACTGGAGGAATCGCAGGAGGAACTACTAGAGGAATCGCTGGAGGAACTGTTGGAGAAACTATACCATCATCTGATACTTCTATTGGTGATCTATAAGGGGGATTCCAAGTATCTCCTGGTTTTAGAGTTGAAGGTTGTCTGTCGTCAGGAACAGTATAATAAGTACCTTCTTTTGTTTTTACAAAACCTTCATCTGCTTCTTTCCAAGTTCTTCCATTTCCACCTAAACTTCCATCAAAAGTATTTAAATATCCATCACCAGGAGCATCGACATAAACATTTTTAACTTTATCACCGTCCATAATGACTTCTAAAGCACTTCCACTACCTTTTCCACACTCATCATCTAACACAGCAAATGGAGAAGATTTGTAGTTTTTTCCAGGATTTACAATATCAAATGCTATAACTCCAGATGAAACAGGACTAATAACAGCATTTGCCATAGCACCGACACCCTCTCCACCAAAAAACTGAACTTTTGGAGGTCCACAAGGTTGTGGTTCGGTAGGACAACTAATGTTTGAAAATGCAGTATCACTAATTAAATCTTTTTCAGGTTTAAGTGCTAAGACTTGATCGATAGTAAGTTCTCGTTGGAGTCCATTTTTATCTTGAAAATAAAATAATTTTCCTGGACTAGCTGCATCAATGGTCTTTGCTTGCTTTTTAGTTACATTATCAACACGAACTCCATCATTATCATAGAATGAAACTCTTATTGCTCTATCGGGAACTTTAGATGTATTAGCCATATTTAATAAAACGAAATCCTATCTTCTAATATATCTTTTTTGATTAAATCTCTTTCTTGTTGAGCAGTTGCTTGTGTTTCTCTATTAGTTTCTCCGACTTGAAGTTGATTAGTTGATTTTTCTGTTCCTTGTGAAACGTTAGATATTGGTTGACCCTCTGCTTTACCTTCGCTAAGACCTTCCGAAGTATTTTGAGAGTTACCGACAACATTCCTGTTACCATCAGACGGAGACTTATTGCCTCCTGGAACTGGAGCAGCAACATCACCACCAGGAACTGCAGGTCCAGCAAGATTTAACTCATTGTAATCTGGACAAGATTTTTCTTCATCACATTTAAAGAATTCTAAAATTCCAGTTACCATATCAAGAGCATTAAAAACACTTCCTGCAACAGATGAAATTGCACTTCCAATTCCTTTAGTAAAAGCAAGAATAGGATTTAATATTGAATCTAAACCTTTTGTAATATCACCAAAAACATTATTTAAAAATCCAGAAATTAAATCTTCAGTTGCACATAAAGGACCATTGACTGCTTTATCCAAAAGATTTGAAAGCAAATTCTTCATTAATGAGGTAAGACCTCTTCCAATTTTCTGAAAGATACAGTTGAGTTTTTCTAAACCTTTTTCTACAATTGAACTAAAACTAGGCACTTCTCCCGGAAACAAAAATCCTTGAACTTGTTTTACTCCATCTGCAATTTTATTTTGCACATATGACATAATATTTCCCATAATAGAAGTCATGAATGATGAAACAAAATCACTTGCTTTATTAAGCAAATTGTTCACCTGCCCAATAATAGAATCTGCAAATGAAGTAACTTCTCCAGCAAACTTTTTAATTTTTTCAACTTCATTCAAAAGATTTTTAATGACCCTCTGAATTCCTTTCATTTCTGAGTTCTTCTTTTTACAAGAACTTATCAGAGGTCTTAATATTTTTTTATCCTCATCTTGCATCAAATAAGATTTTACAGGGTCAAGATGCAAAGAATCAAAAGTATAAAGTGGAAAGTTAGATGGTCCAGGAACACTGCCTAAATTTAACTTACTAACAGTTCTAAAGTCAGGAAGTTTTGCTATGTTGGGATTATTAAAAGTTGAATCGTAAAGTTGATATCCAAGAGTATTTTGCGCTTCTTTTGTTTGTCTTGGTGGAGACAAACTTGGTTGAGATGCTTTTACAGTTGCTAAAAGAACTTGTCTTTCAATTTCATTCTTAGGAAGTCCTGCTGCTGTTGCTGCTTCTCTAGCAACAGTTGCAGCAGAAAACTCCTGTCTTGTTGGAGTTCTTGCTGGATTTAAAAGATTTTTAAGTTGAGCTGTAGTTTTATTGTCTAAACTTTGACCATTACCTTCAGCAGATGTTGGATTTGAATTTGGTGATGGACCACCTCTTTCCTTAGGTACATTGTTATTTGAGTTTCCAAGAACACCATCAATATATGGTTCTTGTCCACCCATTCCATCCATAAAGAATCCAGTGACAATGCATCCTGCAGATAATGATGGAGTTTCACTAAATCCACCCATACCAGAACCCGAAGTAACTGGCAACACAACGTTTGCCATTACCATTTGATCTGGAGGTATGACATTCATATCTCCAGTATGCCAACTAAAAATTCTTACTTTATAACGATATCCCCATCCCTTTATGTCAGGAAGTTGATCAAATTTTTGTGCAGCAATATTATCTCTCCAAGTTTCGCTAGATTCAATGCGACCAAACCAACGAGGAGGATGTGTTAGGAATTCAGAATCGAAACCTTTTCCAGTTGTTACATCAGACATTATTAATCATCATAAATTCTACACTCTAACGCATTCGGATTTTCATCACAGTACATTTCAAATCCTGTTGGGTCGTGATCTGTGTCTGGATGATTGACTTGATATTTCTCTAAAGCATCAAGTTCACCTTCTAAATGACGACGACGCTGACCACTGGTATTTGGATTATCCAGTTCATCACGATCATCATTAATATGTTGTTGAAGTGTTCTGTCCATATGAACACACGATTGATTGATATTATTTATCACATCTTTGCAGGTTTTCTACCATAGGAGTCACGAATTAATTCGATGTTAGTATAAGTTTTATTATGTGAAATAGTGTGACACAATGCAGAGATTAAATATACTCCACTCATTCTTGGATTATAAGATGGATTTGGTTTGTTTGTTAATTCTGGAAAGTCGCAATGAATCAAGTCGCCCGCTCTCAAACTAAAATCTCCAGCAATAGTTATTTTAAGCGTAACTGTAAATAACTGATTGTATCTTGCTGCTGCTCGACTCTGAATCTGCTGTTTATCAATATCGGGTTCTTTGGATTTTTTAAGTTGGTCTTTGAGACTCTTACCTTCAGGAAGAAATCCAATTGCATCCATACTCCAATTGAAACGAGATGCAACTGCAGTAAATTCAGGGTTTACAAATTTGAATTCTGTTCCCCCAGTAATCACAACATCTTGTTGAAGATCTAAGTCTATTGGTTTCTGTGCGTAGAAACTCTCAAAAGCATCAACTCCTTTATTTTCGGATGAATAAGTTCCCATCTGGAGTTTAGATTGAAAATCTCCAGAGTCTGTTGATTCATAGTTTAAAATTTTTCCATCATATCCAACAGGAATTACTGTGGATGTTGTATTATTGAAGATATATTTTTTAATAGCAATTCGATCAAAAAGTTTATCCACAGACTTAAACTTATATCCATCAGCATTTTCAAAGAATAAAAATCCTGCGGTCTTTCCAAAAGCATCAGGTATATTTGGAACTGATTTTTTTGCTAACCAATAGATTGTCCAGAATGGTTTTTTGGTAGTTCCAATAAAGTTGAATTTGTTTTCAGTAACTTCAATATCAAGTTCTTTTTCTGTTTTCAAATTTTCTTTTAGAATATTTTCAACATGATCTGATATTCTTCCATTATATCTTTTTATAACTCTAGAGTCTGCAAGTTCATTTTGTAAGAATTCTCTTGATGCAATATCTAAAGCAAAGACACTTTTTTGAGTATGCTCAGATATTTTTTCAGTTTGGTTTAAACGAAACGCATTTGTTTCAGTAATAAAGGAAAGTTTGTTTGGGGGATTAAATCCATCTTCAATTTGTAAATATATTTTTTCTCCGTTACCGACTTTCAATGCCTCCGCAAATCCAATAGAAGCACCGGTGCCATCATCTGCATTTCCAGATTTTCCAGTATCCACGACCATTGCTCTAATATGAATACTTTCTGATAAAATGTTCTCATAATAATGTAATTCTGCAACACCTTTATTCAGGGCAATCGGATCTCCTCCTGAATTTGGAAACAACTCAAAGATAGGTATATTATTATCAGATTTTTTAAGTGATTCTGTTACATCTATCATACTTTTATCCGTACATTAGATTGTCGTTCATTTGTTCTCCCATAGTATCTATGGTTGAATAATCATATGATAAAGAAGATTTGGATGTTCCACCCACCATTTCTCCAGAATCTCCAATAGGAACTGGAACGAAAGCAACTTCAGAGGATCCATATGGCATCTCATAATCAGTGTACATACTCAGAGAACTAATAATTGCTGGCATATTTTTTTGTAGTGAAGTTTTATCATAGACATTATAATTAAGAATATCAAGAACACCCGGTGCGACTTTTTCAGTTAATTCGTATGAGTCATTGTCGATTACATATTCTTTTCCTCTCTCACCAACTCTTGCAATATGAGGACCGTCTAAAGTTTCTCCACCCTCTTCATAAGCAACGTGAACATGATTTGAGTGATCAGATGGTTCATTTTTTCCATGAAGAAGTTGTACTGGTTTAACTCCTTTCATTCTATTAAATTCTGCAATTGCTTTTAGAATAGGACCTTGTTCATGAGTGTATGCTCCAATATCAAGTGCTCTACCTTGATAATGAAGAGACCCTTTACTGTGACCCGATGTTAAACTATATGGCGGATGTTCTGGATGGCGATGAATTTGTGAATATTGTTCTCCTGCTTTTAATTTATTTTTAAGATATCTACCAAGTTCACCTGCAATTTTGCTACCAGCAGAACCATAACCTTTTCCTAAAGTAATATTTGCATCACCTCCTCCACCCATAACAACAATATCGCCAAGTTGAGGTGCTCTTGCTGGACCTGGATTTTTTGCTCCATAAGCTCTAGCAGCAGGTCCAACAAACCATCCAAAGAAATTATTAGGAGCATTTTCTTTTCTTCTTACATCTCCAGGTCCAGGTTGATTACTTCCTCCCATGAAATCAGTTCTTCCACCAACAAATTTTCTTGCTTCTTCTTGATATTTTGAGTTTTTTAATGCTGCTGCAGTTTTTTGTAAATCTGATTGAGATATTCCAGTTGCAGCAGAAGCTGATGCAAGATCCTTAATAGCGTGCCATTCTGGGTTTGGAACACCAGTTTTTCCTCTTCTTGGATATTTCCAAGTTGGTTCAAATTGCCCTTGTCTTAAAACTATTTGTTTGATAGTTTTTCCGCCATATATTCCAGAAGAAACTCTATTATAAATTGCTTGTGCGACATCAGCAGAACCTTGTGGGTCTGAGTCTTCCATTCTGGCAATAGCAACCAATGTCCAGAAGTCAGCATTACCACCAGTCACAGTCATACCAGGACCCACATCAAGACTTGAATCTGTTTTGCCTTTCTCTATATTTTCTTGAACCATTTCTTCTCTACCAACAGGTCTCAAAGAAAGTTCTTTTGCTAAATCACGAATCGTTTCATCTACTTCTTTTGAAACCGAATCCTCTACAGATTTTGCAATTATATCAGTGTAGTCTTCTCCTGCAAAAAATTGCTTTATATCTACTTCACCACCACCAGCAAATCCTAAAGTTCCTGACTTGAAAGTAGATTGCATCCAAGTATTTAAACCTCTACCTGCATTTTTGTAATCTAATGCATCTGGTTTCTGACCAAGTACGGTTTTAATTGCGAGTGTAAAAAATGGTCCAAAGAAATCAGTTCTTCCTAGAACATCATTACTCTTAATTAAAAACTCCTGAGGATTTGCAGACTTTTCTGTCGATTTTTTTGGTTGCTGCTGTTGTTGATTATTACCAAACAACCCTCCCAAAAATCCAAATAGTCCGCTTGATTTTTCTGGATTAGGAAATAGTTTTTGTACTTTATCTTCTCCACCAGTACTCGCACCTGGTTTTATTTTTCTAGGAGTGAATGATATTGATCTTGTTTTTTTCTTTTTCTTTATAGATCTACTTGGAGTTTGTGATGCTCTTCCTCCACCAGCAGCTTTTATTCCCTTTTGTTTCTTAGGAGTTACTCCACCACCAAAGAAAGCGTCATATAATGCTCCACCAATAGTATCTCCAATATATCCACCTATTAATCCACCAATAAAGTTACCTGCAATAGGAACAACAGAACCAGCAGCTACTCCAACAGCACCCAAAAGTCCAGCACCTATTGCCCTGAATGCTGCTCTACCAGGATTTTCTCCAAGAGCAACAGACAATCCAAAATCAATTAGTGCTCCAATAACTGGAAGAGGAATTCTTTTTAAAAATGGTCTAACAGAAGAAAGTAATGCCTTATTTCCACCTTTACCAACAGTTACTTTTGGTCTTTGTCTTAATGGATTTCTTATGTCTGGTCTTCCTAATCCACGACCTCCAGACGTTGTTATCTTTGGTCTTCCACCTTGTCCCGGTCTAGGACGTGCGCCTGCTGCTGCACCAGCACCACCACCGCCACCACCTTTTCCAAGTCCACCAGAACCAACGGCTACCATTCCTGCAATAATTGCAAGATTTAAAAACTTATTTAAAAGTCCTGATAGTTGATCAAATTGCTTTACTCCACCCTCTCCAAAAAGATTCTTTGCAAATCCTCTTGTTGCATCATATGCTTTATATCCCCAATCAATAAAAGTAACTAATCCATTTAAAAGTTTTCCACCTACATCTATAAAGAAATCTGCAACTTTAACAATGACAGGAAGAACCTTTAAAAGTTGTGGAAGAAATTCAATCAGACGAACTGCAAAGAATCCAAGTATAGTTTGTGTGATAAAATTTTTAATCCAATCTATAAATCCCATCTTCGGAAGAGATGGTAATTTAATACCTTTTACTTCTTGTGGTTTTTTACTCTCTAATTCTTTCTCCTTTCCTTCAAACTTTTCTTTTTCTTTGCCTTTTCTTTTTATTTCTTCTTGTTTCTTAGAGAGTAAAAAAGAATCTTTTAGAAGTTTATCAATAGTAATTACTTTCTTTTCAATTTTAAAAAGTGTACTTCCGAATGATTTAAATGATTCTTTTGCTGATTCTTTTCCTACTGGTGGTTTTACTACCAAAGACTTTTGATATTTGATGATAGCAGAATTTGAAGATGGGAGTAGTTTAGCCATTATTTCTTATTAACCCCCAATGTACTTCTTGCAGTTCTTGTTGAACTTGCGCTATGAGTTGGATTTTGTGTTCTTGGTCTTTGACTGTTAGAAGGTCTTGCTCCACTTCCTCTTTGCCCGCCGGTATAAGGTGTCGCAGATGGTTTTGGTTTTGGTTTTGGTAATGGTTTAACTGGTTTAACTCCAGCATTTTTTGGTCTAGAAAACTTTGATTTGTATGGACCAGATTGTTTTCTTCTTGGATCATTGGTACTATACATTGTAACCGGAGAATTTGATTTCGTTGGTGGTATTGGTTTTCCTTTATCATCAGTCGGCGTAAAACCACCACCTAAATCAATTCCTTTACCGCCAGGTCTTATATTACCCCATCCAGTATTTTGATTTATTCTCAATATACCAGAAACTGCTGAGAACAAAGCTGGGCCGACATTACCTTTTTTCAAATTTGATCTGGCATTTTTAAAATAATGAGACGCTGTTTGATTCGCTTCATACGTGTCATCAGTTGTTGCTTTGCCACTCTTATCCACTTTAAAATTAAATTGACCTAGAGCAAGATTGGCAAGTCTATCTCCCATTAATTTATTATAATCCGTTTGACCCAATCCAACAGCACCAACTCCACCTTGTCCTCTTCTCTGTGCTTCCAAAATAGCAGGTTTAACATATCTACCTAGAGATCCACCATCATCAACTCTAAATGCTTTTCCAAGTGGACCCATTAATCCTTTTACTGCATATTGAAGACCAGTCAATTTGGCTCCAAAATTTTTAACTCTTCCACCAGATGCTTTTTCTACAAATTTTTCAAACCCCTCACTCTTCAATCCCATCATTGCAGTTAAGTCGGGAGTTAATCCTTTATTTTGAACATCCTGAAATGCTTTTTTGACAAATCCTAAAGGTCCTTTATCTTTTTTTGGATCATAAAGACTTTTTATCCAAGCATCACTTTTATTGAGATTTGCTTGTGCTGTTTTTGTCAAAGCTGCTCCAGGTTTTAATTCTCCAGACTTTACCAATGCATTTTCACGTTCTGTTCCATATTTTTCGAGAGCTGCTAAAGGAGAATCAACTACACTAAGAACTTTATTTTTTGCTCCAGCAAGTATTTTTGAACCTGAAGAAGTAATGTCACTTAATTTTCTTTGACCATAATCAAGTATATTTTTTTGTAAATTAGGATTATTAATAGATTTATATACTTGATTTCCAATTTGATTTAAATTCGGTCCAGACATTTTAAAACCAGAACCACTAGACATACCAGAAATTCCTGCTCCAAAAGATGATCCCCAAGTACTTGGTCTATCTACGTCATATCCAAGTTTAAACTTAATAAAATCTTTTATACTTTTTGTTGGATCATTTTGATTTTTGTTATTACCACCAGATCCAATAAGTCCTCCACCATAAGCATAAGTAGTACCGTTAACAATTTGTGGTTTATTAGTTCCACCTCCAGCAGCATTCATTGCTTCGAAGGTTTCAACTCCATACTTATTAACAGCACCCGCTGACACAACGAATTCACCATCGGTAAGCCATGCAGGAACTTTATCTCTTCCTTTTGGACCTCTTACCAATCCATACGTAGATCCACCACCATTAAAACCGTATGATTTGGTTTTACCTGTTTTTAAATATTCTAACTGCTCATCAATCTCAGCACCCTTTCCTTGAAGCCTTTCAAAGATATTAAGATTTGCTTTTTGCTGTTGTAATTGTTTTATTTTATCTTGAGTACTTCCAGAAGATTGTGAAGTTTTTCTTTCCTGTTCATTTACAGTGCCAGGAAACATTGCAGGTATTGTTGCACCAGCAGTAAACAATGCAACCGCTTTTCCTAAAGGAGTGTTTATAAACTTTAAAAGTTTAGGTATGGCAACTTTACCTATTTGAAATATAAACCTTCCAACTAATCCAACAGTACCACGAATAAACCTACCAAAAGTGGTTCCAAAAAGAACATATGACCCAAGTATTGCAGGCCACCAATCTTTAAAAAATCGAATAAGATTTTTTATTTTTCCTTGATTTTGTGGATCAGCAAACCAATCAACTAATTTTATTAATATTCTGCCAAGAATAATATTCTTAATAAAATTAACTATTTTATCCCAAACAGATTGAAAAGGTTTTGTGATAGTAGATACAACCTTTTTAATTCCGTCAAAGATTTTAGATTCAAATTCTTTTTCTTTACCTAACCTTCTCTTACTTTCTGCGTCTTTTCTTTCTCTATCACTTCTTTTTTTATTATCTTTATTGATATCAGTTAAGGTTTTAATAATAGAATCTAATGTATTATTGATTCTTGATAAAACATCTAAATCATTATCTTTCTTCTTGGAAACTTTTTCTATTTTATTTTTTGTTTCTTTTGGAACTCCACCAACAGGAGCAAGCATCAATCTTTTTTGTGCTCCTTTAATTTGTTTACGAATTCCACCAAGTCCAAGTCCATTTGCAGTAACTTTAGAACTTTTTGGAACAATTTTAAATCTTCCTTTCTTTCCTCTTACTCTTTTAAATTCATTTTTTATAAGTTCAACTTCTGCTCCAGAAATTTTTCTACGAGCAGATGTAACTTCTATTAAAAGTTCTCTTAGATATAAACTATAAATTTGATAATCGAGTTCAGCAACCTCATTAGGTTCTAAAGCTAGTAATCCTAAAATTACCTCATCTATATTCTCTTTGGGTAAGTTCGGACTACCAGCCATTTTTACTTTGTTGCTGTTGTTTGTACTCTTCTTCTTCTATATGTTGCTTGAGAAGTTCAACATAAACGTCTCTTTCCCAAGGAATCATATTTTCAATTTCAGTCAATGAATATTTATGATACTGCATTAACGAAAAATTAAGTCTAAAGTAATTTTCAAGGTCCATATGGACCATTATTATGCGAAAAAACTTGATAATCCCTCAAGAACTACTTCACTTTCAACATCAGTAATCGGATTTTTAACAGTAACAGTGTGAGATAATTTAGGCATCGTTTCAAAGAACTTTTCAATTTGCTTAAACTGACCTGAATTCATTTGATCTAAAAATTCCATCAATTCCTTTTTAGTTACATCAGAAGCACTCCAAACCTCGTCTTCATTATAAATTTTATCTACACAAGAAGCAACAAGTTCAAAGGATTGCTCCATTGCATTATTACTAGAAAGATCAAAATTATTTTTAATAAACTGATCTAATGATGGATACTTCATTTCCATCATTAAATTATCATCAAGTTTAATTTGTTTGATATGTTCATTGTTTCTTTGAACTCTGATATCATCAACATTAATTTTTATAGGTACAGAAGTTTCTCCGTCATCTGGGCAAATAACATTAACTTCAATTTCTTCTCCTACTGACTTTCCTCTAATATTCAAAAACAAAAATTCAATATCAAATGTAGGAAGAGATTCTACTTTGATATTTTTAGTTTCTATACAATTTTTAATAACTGTTTTGATTGCATTAGTAATCTGCTTTGTATCTTCAGACTCTAGTGCAATGACTAAAAGTTTTTCTTCTTTAACTAAAAATGGTCTATATTTTACAGTCTGTCCAGTAGAAGGCAATTCCAACTCATAAGTTGGAGTGGCAATTTTTGGTAAAGGCATAATCTCCCAAAACAATTCAGGTACTTTATTTATAGCAATATGCCAGATTGAGAAGTGGCACAAGGTTGTGCCACAGAGGAAAAATTCGTACTATACTGTAAAAGTAATCAATCAAATCAATGAAAAAACTTTTCTTTTCTCTAGTTTTTCTTTACGGTGTTTTGGGATCTGCATTTGTTGCGAGTGAGACTGTAAGAGATATGGCTCTTCTAGAAAATGCTGTTCGAAACGGATATGAACACGCTGAAATGCGACATAGAATGAACGTGGCAGCAGAAGGAAATTGGTTTTTATTGGGTAATCTTATTGCAATTGCAGGAGCTTTTGGTCTCTGCCAAAAAGATGATAAAAAAAATATTTAAAATTCTACTAATAGTATCTCTAACATATTTTTCAGTTGTTAGTTGTACAGTAACAACTGTTTATGTTTTGAATGAGTCTCTAAAAGATACTCAATCAACAGATCTTTTTCCAAACTGAGGGTCTTCGGACCCTCTTTTTTTTATGCAGCAATATCAAACCTAAGGAACAATACCACCGCTTCCGGGATTAATTTGATTGAAATTCAATCCTAGACTTCTAGAAGTTTGGATATCACTGACTCCAAATTTAGGATTTGTGAAATTGGGATTTTCTTGAAACTGTCCATTAGTTATTGGAACTCCTATCGCTGGAGTTTGAGTTGGTTCTGGTTCAACTTCGTTTTGAGATACATTTCCTGCAACATAACGATCATATGTAAAGGAAACAGTTACTTTAAGAAGTTGAGAAGAATCATAAGAAACTGGCATTGATCCCACAGAAATTGGAAAAGCATTAATAAATTTATATGTCATTCTTCCTGATGGTCTTCTTGTCCCAAGATCTCTTTCAAATTTTGTTATGCTAATGAATGGAGATTTATATTGCTTTGGATATTTAACTCTGTAAAAATTTGTAGTGTCATCTGAATTTGCAACCTGCTCTCCAGTTACGAATCTCATCCATGCTTCGAAGTATCTAATTTGATCATATCCTTTTCCTACACTTCCAGAGTTGACATAAAAAGTAAAATCAACACGATCATCATATAGTCTTCTATATGCATGTCTCTGGGTTACGCCAGTAAAATCATTATTCAATTCATGAGTGGTTAATGAGGATCCAGGCAAAGAAGCATCAGAGCAAGAAATCGAAAGAAGATCGGTCATATCAAAAGGAAAACCACTCTGCTTTATAAATGATTCTGCTTCTGGTGGAGGGTTTATATAAACTTCATAATGTGAGGTTAATGCAGGTTGCATTAACTTTGTTTTTATAAAACTAACATCTCTTACTCTTGGATTTGGTGAAGCACCTTCAGTAAATTTTGAAGGCAATCCAGTTCCAGGACTTGTTCCAGTTCCCGAAGTTGTTGTAGTTGATGGAACAGGAACTCCAGGTGCAAGATTTATTCCTTGTTGTGCGAGTGTAAATCCACTAATTGGATCTGCCATCTATCTATAAATACTTTTACTGTTATATTATGTATGCTGAAAAATGGCAGAAAGTATTAAAAGTATCTACAAACCATCTTATCCAGAAAAATACAAAGGTGATGCGAACAATATAATTTGTAGAAGTAGTTGGGAAAGACGTTTTTGTTATTATTGTGATCACAATCCAAGCATTATTTCTTGGGCATCAGAAGAGTTTTGTATTTCTTATGTGTCTCCTGTAGATGGTAGAGTGCATCGATATTTTCCAGACTATCTTATTAAAATCCAAGAGTCAACCGGTAAAGTTAAAACTTATGTGATTGAAGTGAAACCAAAAAAACAAACAGTGCCACCAAAGCAGAAATCAAGAGTGACCAAATCTTACTTGCATGAATGCAGAACTTATGCAGTAAATCAAGCAAAGTGGAAAGCGGCACAAGAGTGGTGTGCAGATAGGATGTTAGAATTTAAAGTAATCACAGAAGAGGAGTTATTCAACTAATGGCACTCACTGGATACGAAAAAGCGTTAGAACAATATACAAAATCAGAACTAGTTGAAATAGCAAAAACATATACCATATATTACCAGACATCCTCTGGTGTTGGACAAATAAGTGGTTATAGTAAACTAACAAAACAAGAATTAATTAACTTAATTAAAAAGGATAAAGATTATCAAAAGGCTAAACCAAAGTCAAGAATTGAATTATTAAAAAGTAGAATTGTAAATTTAACAGATTCCGAAGATATAATGATGGTTATTTTAGAAATTTTTAAAGATGTTGAAATGATACCAGAACCGGGAAAATTTTATACTTTTGTTTATAATGCAAAAACTCCTAAACTTAGATATGACCAACATCCACTGATTGCTTGTACCGAAATAAAAAAATGGGGATTTACTGGAATTAATTTTCATTGGAGAGAAACAAGAAATTATACCTGGAATGAGGTAGCAGGACAACTTCATAAAGTTTATTATGAAGAACTAGACGAAATGCTTTCAATACCTTACGCAAAATATCTTACCGTTCCTGAATAAATAAATAAAAATTCCAATAAATGTCTCATACTCTACAAAAAATTGAGATGACTAATCCTCTTGTAAATGAGGAGGAGTTCTGATGGCAGCGGTTAAAAGTGGAATTAATAAGGTAGGAAATAATTATTATCAATCAATAACATTAGAAAATTCAGATGGAAGTGTAGGAACAACTTTATATCGTGTCGATGCCAAAGGAAATAATGGAGTTCCAATTTATAATGTTGATAAACCATCTGGGTCAAATACACTTGCCAAATCTTTTGATCCTAATGCAACTGCTGAAGAAAAAAAATTTCTTTCAGATCCAAATTCACAATTAAGTAAAGTTAGATCTCAGCAAGTTACTTCATCAAATCCAAATGCAACCGTTACACAAAAATCTGCGTTAGCACAAGCAGGTGGTGGAAGTGGAAATGCTGCGAATAAACCAGAAAGTGAAGATGGACAACAAGGAAATACCACAGCATCTGAATTCAATCAAGAACAACTAAATGCATCTATTAGTGATGCTGGAGTTAGACAACAATATGGCAATTACAAATATCCAATAGACGCTCAATTCAATCTTCAAGATTGTATTAAGTTTTCAATGTATAGATATACTCCAAAGAAATTTAATGTTACTCAAAATTTAGGTGGATTTTCTGGATCAAATAAAGGATCTGCAATGGGTACAGTAACCCTACCCATTCAACCCGGCATCTCAGATTCTAATGTTGTTCAATGGGGAGAATCCTCATTAAACTCTTTGCAAGCATTAGCGGGTGCAGCAGCACTAGCAGGGATTCAAAAGGGTGGAGAAGGACTAGGAGAATCTTTAGAGCAAATATCAACAGGACTTCGTGACAAAGGAAAATCTGGAGATATAAAAGCAGGACTGGCTGCGTATTTTGCAGGTGAAGCTGCAGGAGCAAACACTGGGTTTTTAACAAGGGCAACTGGAGCAGTTTTAAATAATAACTTAGAATTGCTTTTTCAAGGTCCATCACTCCGCTCTTTTACCTTTAATTTTTCATTATCTGCGAGAGAGAAAAAAGAAGCAGAAGAAATAAGAAAAATTATAAGACTTTTTAAACAAGGAATGTCTGTTAAAAGATCTTCATCTGCACTGTTTTTAAAAACACCTAATATTTTTGATATTCAATATTTGCATAAAGGTAAAGAGCATCCATATATAAATCAAATCAAAACTTGTGCGTTACAAAATTTTGTTGTTAATTATACGCCAGCAGGAAATTATGCAACGTATGAAGATGGTGCAATGACTCAATATGATCTAACACTAACATTTGGTGAGATTGAACCACTATTTGATGATGATTATGGCCAAAGTGATGATGGTAAAATAGGTTACTAAAATGGCATCTTATTTCAGACAAGTTCCAGACTTCGAATACGTCTCTAGAAATCCAGGAGACAAATATATCTCAGAATATATTACAGTCAAAAATCTTTTCAAACGTGGAAAGTTGAGAGAAGATATTTTTGCAAATCTACAATTTTTTGAAAAATATTCAATCGTTGGAGATGAGCGACCCGATAACGTTGCGTATAAATTTTATAATGATGAAACTTTAGATTGGGTAGTTCTTCTTTCAAATAATATTCTGAACATCCAATCAGAGTGGCCAATGACTCAAAAAACTTTTGATAAGTTGATGCTTGAAAAATATGGTTCTTATGATAATCTTTATAATGGAGTGCATCATTATGAGACTGAAGAGATCAAGAATTCATTAGGTATTACAGTTCTTAAAGGCGGTATTCATATCTCTCCAACTTGGAAAACTAATGGAAACTTTATTGAAACAATCAACTCTATTATCACAAAAATAACTGCTACAGGTAAAACTGTAAGAGTTGATATGAAAAACAACATACCAGGAATATTTTCTAGTAGTCAAGTTACAATTGATGGTGTATCTGAAGTCCAATACAATGGAAAATTCAATGTAAAAGAAATTTTTGACAAAGCATTTACCTATGAATTACCAGAAACTCCAAATAACTTAAGTCCAACAATTTCTACTTCTAAAAAAGAACAAGTTGTATTTGTAAAAAGCATATTCAGAATTATTGGAACAATAGAAAATGCATCAGATCAACTTTTACAAAATCAATTCCCAGATGCAGTATCTGGAAATGTAGTAGTTGATTCAGAAACTGGAAATTCTTGGACATACAACGGGTTCAATTGGATAGATGAACCTACATTAAAAAGTTTAAATGCATATTACTATGAATATTGGGATCCTGGTCTCGGATATCCCGTTTTAGTACCTTCAACTTCTTTCGTGAAACCAGTAACAAACTATGAATATGAAAATCAAATAGAAGAAGCAAAAAGAAATATTTTTGTACTAAAAACAAAATATTTAAATGTAATCTTTAATGATATGGATGATATTATGCCATACAAAAAAGGTTCTCAGCAATATGTTAGCGAGAACCTTAAGAGAGGTGATAATATCAGACTTTATGAGTGATCAATCCTCAGCAAGTTTTTGGAAATAACTGAGAGCATCATCCTCATCTTCATCATCCGAAGTAATCTTAGGAAGTGAAGGTGACTTACTGCGATTGTAAGACTCCTCAAGTTCTTCCATTACTTTACTTTCACGACTTACGGGAGTACTGTAAGATTCATATTCATCTTCTTGCTCAACCACAGCACGAGATTGAGTAGGTGTATTAGTTCCACTAATACCAAGAACATAATTCATACGCTTCTCAAGGTCTTCATATGATTTGAACTGGTCTGGAGCAGTAATTGCAGAGAGAGAATATTCTTTCTTCCAGATTGCTTCCAGTGCATCGTCATCATCTAGGAGAGGAGCAACACGATCGAACTCAGACTTATCGTAGTTCCAGTAACCATCCTTCTTCACGATTTTGATCTTGAAGTTTGCACCTTGCCAGAAGTCAAAAGGATTGATTGGATCTTCATCATCAAACTCAGGTTGCATAGCGTTCAGAATCTTATCAAAGATCTTCTTACCATACTTGAAGAGGAAAACTTTACCCTCGTTTTGAGGATTTGCAGGATCCTTTACAACGTAGATATTAGAATAGTAAGACAGTTTACGCTTTTGTTTACGAACAGTGTCTTTATCCTTTTCATTACCACTGTTCCACAGACCACGATTGTACTCGGAAATAGGATCTTTTTGACCAACAGTAGTAAGACTGTTTTCAATATACCATCCACCAGGACCTTGGAAAGCATGTGAATACATCTTTACCCAAGGAACATCTTCACCATCAGGAGCGGGTAGAAAACGAATGACTGCAGAACCCACACCAGTTTTATCCATCTCTGGTTTCCAAAGGCGATCATCTGCACCACCAGAAGTGGTATTCATTTTCTCCACTTGCTTCACAAGTTTCTCAGTGAGTGAACCAAGTGAAGATTGTTTTTTAAGATTTGCAAAATTAGACATTTGTACCTCGTATTCGTTGAGATTTGGCCTTTGTGTACTTCGTTATTCTACAGGTCGGAACCCGTTTTGTCAATCTGGTTCTTCATCACATCAAGCATCTTGGTCATATTGCCAAAGATGATATTCATATCAACATTGGAAGGAAGACCCATCATTGAAGCAGATTCAGTAATACGTTTTTTCATTTCCTTTGCTTCAGGATCATCAGAAAGACTCAAACGTGTATAGAGAATCTGCTGTTTGTTCAAAAGTTTTTCAAGAAGATTAACGTGTTGAATCTTATCTTCTTTTGTCATTGATGGAAACTTAAAGACGCTTCCATAAATTTCTTCTTGTAGTTCAGAAATTTCAGTCATCTCTGCGCGAACGACTTCAGAATCAAAGAAACTCATTGTTCTCCTAGAATTACTTCTTTTAAAATTCGTTTATAACGAAATACATCAATATTTAGAAATGGATTATATTTTTTAATCCGACGACTGACGGTTTGCCACACCGGGTCTTGAAGTTTTTTATCAAAGTTCTTTGAGTATGCAAAGATTTTATCAAAAAGAACCATTGTTTCTAATGATACTTTACCACTCAAATATTTTTTCAAAAGAACAGGATGTCCTTTTGAACATTTAAAGACATCCTCAAATTTATTTTCTTCAAACAAAGATTGACTTTCTTCTTTAAAGACGTATGAAAGTGATTGTACTTTTTTCTGCCAGTTTTGATATCTTGATTCACCCTCTTTGATCATTTCACCAATCCAAAGAGATTCTGGATCATTGCAAGATACAAAGTTAGCAACAAAGAAATCTATAACTTCTTGATCTGTTTTTTGTCTTGAGATCTTTTCAAACCACATTCTATCTTTTCGTTTATAAAAAGATTGAATAGTTGCTTTTGATCTACCACAATATTTGAAGTAATCATAACTGTCTTTTGTGAAATGATTTTTTAAAGACAGATAACATTTATAAGAATCAAATGGCATCATTAAAAGACTAACTTAGCACGGGAAGTTTTTTTAAGAAAGTTAAGTTCCATTGCCTCATACTTAATCTTCTCTTTCAAAGGTTTAGAAATGAGTTTTGGAACCGATTCCAAATCTATATTGTTCTGCTCACAAAAATAAATGATTGCATCAATATAATTCATTTCGATATTAATTTGCACAAGATTTTCAATTTCTTGTGCAAATCGTGATGGGCAGAAGAACTTACTTTCTAATACTTTTTCTAATTCATTCTCCATTTGACCCAGTATTGTGATGTACAAATTCTTTAATGTAGCGAACTAGTAATCTAATATAATCTGCTTTGTTTCTTTTGTCAAATACTTTAACTTCACCACCAGGAGTTACCATAATAGTGATTAATTTAACAGGAGGAATATTAGTGAGTTCATAATATGCCGCAGCATAAAAAGTTTCTTGAACAAAATAATTTTCGATCCATTCTTCTGGTTTGATTTTTTCAGAAGTCTTAAAGTCAATAACTGCTAACTCTCCCTCATACTCAGCAATACAATCTACTCGTCCAGCAAGTCCAAGATATTCGGAGTAAAGAGTTCTTTCAATCGCGTGAATATTATTTATCTTATCAAGATAAGGTTTTGCATGATGAAACATAATCTTTGTCATTGGTTGGTAATCATTCCAATCCAATTCTTTGTTTTCCAAGTAGTCCTGACAGACTTGGTGAAAATCAGTACCTCTTGCAGTTGCTCTTTTAGTAATGCGATTTGCTTCTTCAAGACCAACTCTTTTTCTCCATTTAACGAAGACTTCTCGATTATAAAAACTTGTAACAGAAGTAATAGAGGGCACCCATTTTCCATTAGGAAGATTATAGAGACGGATGCTCTCTGTTGTTTTGCATTCTAATTCAATGTCACCCAGATAATTATGATGAATAAAACTCATACACCAACTTCCATTTTAGCGAGAATATATTCCTTCACAAATCCAGAGCGAACAATATCATCAACTTCAAATTCAATAATGTCGATTGAAGGCATAACACGAAGAATTTTCATAAAATCAACAATTCCATTCTTTTCATTAGTTTTAATAAGATCACTTTGGGTAGCATCGCCACAGAAACAAATCTTACTGTTTTCACCTACGCGAGTAATGATACTATCAAGTTCATGAAAGTTTAAGTTTTGGAATTCATCAACAATAATGATTGCATTATCAAGAGTTGTACCACGAATAAAAGAAGTGCTCCAAAAACTAATCGTTCCTTGAGTTTTAAGATTGCCATAAAGCATTTCAAATGATGCATCATCTGGCATCTGGAACATATACTTTACCATGTTTTTATAGGGAATTTGGTAAAGAGAAGACTTATCTTCATGGTCTCCAGGAAGGAAACCAATTTCGCGAGTAGCAACAAGAGACCTTACGATATAGATTTTTTCATAAGGACTTCTTTCATCTAAAACATCTTGAAGAGCATTATATAGAGTGATGAATGTTTTACCGGTTCCTGCACATCCATATGCAACGATGTTTTGATTTTTTTCATATGCCTTATACAAAAGTTTTTGATTGTCTGTGAGTGGTTCAATTTCTCTCATCAAATCAGAACCAATTGGTTTTTTGCGTTTCATTTGCTTTGCAGTCATTCCAACGCCAATCGGTTGATCCTCTGCCCTTCTTCTTCTTGCCATAAAATGATTAAATTGGTTTTACTTTTGATCCTGGTGCCTTTGATGCTTTATGCAGAACATCATTCCATCCTGGATGAGATTTAATAAGTCTATCATAAATCTCACCAACTTCTCCTGATGCTGGGCAAGTTGATGGATCTGACCAATCTCTATCCCAGTCTGGATTATCTTTTTTCCATTGATCCCAATCATGAACACTGAGAACAACTTCTTTTTGCTCACCAGTAACTTTATTATAAACTGGATATGTTGCCAATGTTACACCTCCATAGTATGTAAGGATATTTATTCAATAGTAATAGATGGTGCATCTACACACTCTGAGCACCCTTCACGAGTCCATCCAAGTGCTTCAGATACTGCAGGAAACTGACAAGTAAAGAGACAACGAATTGCTTCTGCAATCTCCATATGTTCTTTCTGCGTACCATGTGCAGAACGAAGATCGATGTAATGGATCCAAGAACGCACAGAACCGGTCATATAGAGGCGTGTAGGCGTTGCTAAGGGCAGTACAAACCTTGCACACTCCTTTGCCACTCCTTTCTCCAGAAGACGGTTGTAGAGGCGTAAAGACTGCTCAAAATGAATTCGAATATCTTCTGCCAAAGTCAGTTTCAAATAATCTGGAATATCATCAATTGAGTTCTGACGATTCTTTGTATCTTGACGACGAAGTTCTGGTAGAGGAATTATACCACCAAGCAGATTAGTATCAGCATAACGCTGTGAAAACTCTTGAAATGTAAATGACCGATGCCGAAGGATTTGAGCTGCAATACCACGAGTAGTATTGATCTCTACAGTCATTGTTGCCTGTTCAAAGATACTCCAGTGTTGATGCTTAATACAATACTTAAGTAGTCCAGAGAAATTATCATTCTCTTGATTATTTGGGTTACTTACACGAGCACAATATGCCATGTGCTTTTCTGCGTCGGGAGTAACACTAATAAGTTTTACTTCTGGTTTCATAAACTCGAAATCCTCATACATGGTATTCATCTTCCTCGTCATAAAATACTTCGTCATAATCAGTTAAAAAGTTTTTAATTTCCTCATAAGTAGAATCTTTAACTTCAGGTTCAATCTCTGACTTTAAACATTCTACTAGAGACTCAAGGTTTCTAACTATTAACTTAAGCTTTTCTCTATCCATCTTGATTAACCTCGACAAAGGTAATTATACATAAAAAAAGAGAGGGAGTCAAGTCCCTCTCTTAATTATCAAGCAACTTGTGGTTGCTTTGCCATATTCAGTTGTGCATCTTTAAGAAGTTTTTCTTTTTTTGCTTTAACTTTTAAATAACGAACGAAGTAAGTGTTCATTTGTGCCCCTCCTTTACAAACTTAACACCACGATAGGTTTCGTTGTATTGCTGGGGTTGTTGCATCATCTGTTGTTGATATTCAAGACGCTTTTGGGTATCATACTCGATACCACGATATACTACTTTAGACATTAGGTTTCTCCTTAAGGGTTTAGGTTAAAGAGCGTTCCTTCAGTCGGCGTTTGCGTTCGCTATTTGCGAATAGCGAATGAACGATCCGTTCCGCGTCGGCTTACTTCCGTCTGGTATTCCAGATGAACGTAAGGTCATTATAGACCTGTTAGTATAGTTATGCAAAAACTTTTGTAACTTTTGTTACCGTTCAATGTAACTTAATGTATGGTTTTGAGCATATAACTGTTCTATAATAATATCACATCCAATCTTTGGATTACAATCTCCGCAGGTATAAACATCTACTGCTGCTTTACCTTCTTCAGGCCAAGTATGAATACTAATATGACTTTCAGACAACAAACAAATCACAGTGACTCCCTGTGGTTCAAACTTTTTAGATATAGTTTGAACCACAGTAGCACCGCTTGCTACTGCTGCGTTTTCTAATAAGTCTATAAGACAACGCTCGTCGTCCAAAAGGACAAACGAGCATCCATATAAGTTAAGTAGATAGTGTTTCCCCATCAATTTTTCTCCAAAATATAGGATCAGAAATCATCATTTCGATATCTGAAATCCCTGGTATATTTTTACTAGTTATAGTAATATCATAAGTTATAGAAATTCTAGTAAGATCTCCAAAATACTCACTGACCCAATGTGTCATAGAAGACGGAAACATAAGGCAATTATTTTCTACTGCAATAAAAGAGATGGAAGAATTTTCAAAGGGGACAGTACCATTCCAAAAATCTAATCTACGAGTAAAGTGTAATTGTCCATTTTGATTATCTTCTTCCGATTGCAAGTAATAAACAAAACTAATATGAGAATTAGGATGAGTATGCCCGTCTACGCCACTATCACCGTCTTTTAAAAAAACTGGCCAAGATTTTTGAATATAAAAGTTGCATTTATCTTTATCTATTCCATAGACATTGATAAATTCGGATAACATATTTTCGACTTGTTGGTTTAACCATTCAAACTCTGTAAATGTATGGAGTTTATCAAAACATTTACTATCTCCAACATAACAAGTTTTATTGACATCAGATTCTAAATATTCTTTTTCTTGCCATTTAAGAACCTTTTTCATTTCACTAATAGTTTCCTCTGATGGATTTAAACTATTAATTAAAATAGGGCAAGAATAAGGTTCATATAATTGAATAGTCATTTTTTTATTCAATTGCTTCCGAATCTATTCCATATTCATTTATTAATTTATCAATTTTAGTTTCTTTACCAGATAGTTTTTCTATTTGAAATAAAGATGACTTTTGATACTTTTTAAGTTTTTTATATTCTTTAATTAGATTATTTACTTCTCTATTTCGAATATAAAGACGTAGTTCTTTATCTTTTTTTTCGTTAACAAATCCACCAAATCCTGCACTCATTTTCTTTTCTTTTTCTCAGGTTGTTTATATCCCCATAGTTTTGGGTTAGTTCTACCATAACCAAAATCAATCTTTTGAACAGCACCAGGACCATATTTATCATAGTACATATCAAAAAGATTAACTCGTTTAGGACAACGAGTTAGATCAATATGTTCTTTACCATCCACAATATACCAAATTAAATATGCATCACTAGGAAACGAAGAATCTTTTGCTTCTTCTAAGGTGGTATTTTCTAAAAGAATTTTGCAACCATATTCATGCGGCAGAACCTTGTTAAGTTTAGATTTATTTTCTGCCATTTTTTTCTTTTCTCCTACTGTTACCGTCACGAACGACCTCCCCATTGAATATCTGGATAAGCCTCCTTGACATTTTCAAAAGATATTTTATATTTATCTGTAAGATTTTTATCTTTTGTAAGAATTAATACTTCGGATTCTTTTGGGTGAAGACCTTGTAGAAGATTAATAAACATCATCTCTCTACGAATTGTGGAAAGATTATCATTACCGCCTTTTACATAATGATAAAGATTTTGCCATTCTTTTCTCAAAGAAGTTTTTCCTCTTCCATCAAGATCTTGTCCAGTTGCGGACTCTCCACCATACGCCTCTTTTCTTAGATTGTCCGAAAGAGTTCCTGAATAAACAGATTGCTCATCAGCATTTCCATAAGGTACTTCTCCTGATGGAAGGAGAGATACTACACTTTCATCAAAGTTCCAAATAAAAACTGCTTTTAGAGAATCGTGTTCGTATGTCTTAAGAACTTCTACCTTCTTTGCATTACTTCTTTGTTTTGATGCAAGTTCTAGAATTTCAAATACAAAAGGATTTGTTGGAAGAGTTTCAATTGGTTTTTCAGTCGTTGTTCTCTTCGTCTTCGTCGTTGTAGTCATAGTCGTAATCGTTTTCAAATCGTACAGATACTATTTCGTCAGGGATCACCTGCCCATTTTCATCAAAGAACTCTGGATGTAGATAAGGAGGTTTTGATTCTAACAAATGTCTATAGGTTAACCAACCAATTATACTGCCTACCATAAAAAAGAGCAAGGTAAACATTACTACGAATGTTATTACATATGCTGGTTCCATTTGCTTTCTCCAGAGAGTTTATTTTTTCCTAATATCAAAGTGAAATTCTATAAAGAAGTGAAACTCTCTACGAAAAAGAGAGATCATCTTACCAAACTTCACTTGAAAAGTTTTTGGTCTTGATTCTCTCCTCCTCCTATTGCGTAGTAATAATTCAACACCTCGATTAATTTGAGGTTCTGATTTATTTAGTTTTCTTTTTCCGCCTACCTGGTCGTCTGTCATGACTATATTTCCATGCATCTTCAAGAATACCGTAAAGGTAATTTCTTATTTTTCTTGCTTGTGGTTTTGGAATATGTCCATAACCCTCACGAAGTTGTTTATGAATTTCATCTGAACCACCTTCGAGATAATCATCTAAATCCATTACAAGACTACTGATTTCGCTTGCAGTGGAACTTTCAATAAATTCTTCTACCTCAACTCTTTTTGTTCCACGAACTTTTAGATAATCATAAAACTTCAAAACAAATTGTCCATTAAAAGCATAATCAATTGCTTTTTCAACGTCGTTATAAACTTCGTGAAGAGTGTTTTCCATTAAACTAGATTTTGCTCCTTCAGATACTGTACGGTATCAGTACACCCACCAATGTGTTGGTCATTAACAATTACTTGAGGAAAAGTAGATCCTTCTCCAAATTCTGCATAAAATTCATCACGGGTAAAATCGGTATTCAATTTGTAAACAACGTGTTGAAGTTGTGCTAACTCTAGCACCTGTTGGACTTTAGTGCAATATGGGCAACCGTCTTTTGAATAAACTGTGAACTTCATAATTCTTTATAAACTGAAAGTTATTTAGCGTTGACTGGAACTCCTTGACCTTCGGGAAGCCATACTTGCTGCTGAAGTTCTACAGGCGGCAGTTCTTTTTTTGCAGCAGGTAATCCTTGTTGACCCGGAAGTTGTTTATCTGTTGTTGATGTGATTGTAATTACCTGATCCATAATGAACTTTTGTTTTCTATAAGTTCTTTTATCCAGATCAAAACTAACCATCATAAGTGCATCTGTTTCTTCTCCACAGTGAGCAATCACTTTGCCTGTGGTTTTGTCAGTCACCACCCAATAATCATACATTCTTTTTCTTCTGACTTTTTGTATTATAAGTTTCTTTTGCTGGTCTGTAAAGGTTTGGCCAAGTATCTCTAATTATTTCTGCTACTTTATAAGGTGTTTCAGAGTTAATCATTTCAATATCTTGATGGTGTATAGTCAAGATCTCCAAGGATATCTTCTAGCATTGTACCATATTCTCTGAATCTTTTATCGCCAGCAATGAAACATCTTTGGCGCGTCCATACAGCATCAGCCAAAAGTTTTACTTGCTCTTCTGTGAGTGTTAAGGTTTTCATAGTTGTTAGTGATGATAGTGATCTGTCAACGATAATAAAAACATAAAGAAACCAAATGATATGAAAAATATAAGAATACTAATCATAAAAAAAGGAGTTCCTAAGAACTCCTTTATTTAGTTTAGAGTGCGTTGCCCCTCGGAAGAACTTCCTCAGGAAATACAAAATTTTCATGGATTTGATCTACTGGAGACATCCAAGCACGAAGTCCTTCATTCAAAAGTATATTTTTTGTGTAAAATGTCTCGAATTCAGGATCTTCTGCTGCTCTAATCTCCTGACTTACAAAGTCGTAAGCACGAAGATTAAGGGCAAGACCAATGATACCAATGCTGGAAGTCCAAAGACCCATGACAGGAACAAATAACATGAAGAAATGCAACCAACGCTTGTTACTAAAAGCAATACCAAATATCTGTGACCAGAATCGGTTAGCAGTAACCATTGAATAAGTTTCTTCTTCCTGTGTAGGTTCAAATGCTTTGAAAGTGTTTGATTGATCACTGTCTTCATAAAGTGTGTTTTCTACAGTTGCTCCGTGAATGGCGCATAGAAGTGCTCCACCCAGTATACCAGCAACTCCCATCATATGGAAGGGGTTGAGGGTCCAGTTATGGAAACCTTGTAAGAATAAGAGGAACCTAAAAATCGCAGCAACGCCAAACGACGGCGCAAAGAACCAAGATGATTGTCCGAGTGGATACATGAGAAACACACTGACAAAAACAGCAATAGGCCCAGAGAACGCGATAGCATTATACGGACGGATTCCTACTAAACGTGCGATTTCAAACTGACGAAGCATAAAACCTATGAGAGCAAAGGCTCCGTGGAGCGCCACAAAAGGCCAGAGTCCCCCAAGTTGGAACCACCTGACGACATCCCCTTGAGACTCAGGACCCCAAAGTAGAAGAAGAGAATGACCCATAGAATCTGCAGGCGTTGACACAGCTGCCGTAAGGAAATTAGCACCCTCAAGATAACTAGACGCCAACCCGTGGGTGTACCAACTTGTAACAAACGTCGTGCCAGTAAGCCAGCCACCAAGGGCAAGATAAGCAGTGGGAAAAAGTAATAGTCCAGACCAACCCACAAATACAAAGCGATCTCGTTTAAGCCAGTCATCCAGGACATCGAACCACCCTCGTTGTGAAATAGGTTGTGAAAGTGTTGAAGAAGTCATAACCTCCCTAGTGATTTCTCATATTTATCTTAACATACCTTAACAAAAGAGTCAATGAGTATTAGTGCTTATGTTTATTGAGGTAGAGTATCATTTCAGATAAAAGATTTACATTGTCATTGACTTGACCCAACACCATATTACAGTTCCTACAAAGCAACTGACGGACTTTACCAGTTTCATGGTCATGATCTACGCAAAGTTTTTTCCATTTACCATCACCTTCTCCTTTACAAATAGCACAAACTCCTCGTTGATCTTCAAACATTTGTTGATGTTCTTGAAGAGTTATACCATAATTTCTCTTTAAATCATTATTTCTTGTGCGTTCTGGATTTGCCTGATGTCTAGCCTTTACTCTTTCTTTATCACATTCTTTACATGCAGAATGACGCTTTCCTGTTTTCTTGTTACGCATATAAAACTCTGTGATGTTTTTCTCAACACCACAAGTCATACAGGTTCTATACAGATCGGAGTATAGTTTAGTCATTTCGTGCTTTCTTTCGTGCTTAAATATTTATAAAAAAAGGAACTCCGAAGAGTTCCTCTTTATTATATCACCCGATGGTTGGTGCTGTCAATGCAACAGGAGTGTTACTAGCAGCAGCAAGATCAAGTGGGAAGTTGTGAGCATTCCTTGTGTTTTAACCTTTGTCGCCAAAGGGAGCGGACTATATCATCACTCATAAGAGTGTCGGACGCTAGTGGCGTATTACGGATGAAGCGTCATCCACCGCCTAGTCTCTGAACCTTCCTTACACGCCTGCAAGGCTTGGCTGCTGATTGTCTACAAGAGAGTCCCAGCAATTCATCCGATTTAACGAGCGCCATGCGTTCACAAAACGCTCATGCATTACCTCCATTCCTAGTCCTGCACGGTTGAGTACATCAGCCCAAGTATTCAATACGCGACCTTGTGAGTCTAGAATTGATTGGTTGAAATTCAGTCCGTTGAGATTAAAAGCCATGGTGCTAACACCAAGAGCAGTGAACCAAATACCAACTACAGGCCAGCTGGCAAGGAAGAAGTGAAGTGAACGAGAGTTGTTGAATGAGGCATATTGGAAAATTAGACGACCAAAGTAACCATGAGCAGCAACAATGTTATAAGTCTCTTCTTCTTGACCGAACTTGTAACCATAATTCTGTGACTCGTTCTCAGTGGTTTCACGAACCAGTGAGGAAGTTACTAGAGAACCGTGCATAGCACTGAACAGAGAACCACCGAAAACACCAGCAACACCAAGCATATGGAAGGGGTGCATTAGAATGTTGTGCTCTGCCTGGAACACAAGCATGAAGTTGAAAGTACCACTGATACCCAGAGGCATACCATCAGAGAAAGAACCTTGACCGAAAGGATAGACTAGAAATACAGCAGAAGCAGCAGCAACAGGAGCACTGTAAGCAACGCAGATCCAAGGACGCATACCTAGACGGTATGAAAGTTCCCATT